ATATCACGTTGCTATGGTGATTGGTGATAAGACTAATGATTATGTAAAGAGCGATTATTTCACGCTACCGTTAGATTGTATTGCAGTTAAGGGAAAGAAAGAAGGCGTTAATATTCACACAGTATTAGAAATTCGAGGTAATGCATATCAATATGCTGCGGACAAAGTTCGTCATCTTAATATGATGGATGATTATCATTCGCAAAAATTTAAGACTGCCGCCGCCGCGTGTAAAGCACTAATAGGTTCATTTGATGGTCAAATGGATGGATATTATGAAATGTGGATTGAACGTTGTGTCGAGATGGCTGCAAATCCACCAGGCGAAGATTGGGACCAAATTTTTAGGACCAACACAAAATAATGGCAAATGATTTTTGTTTTTTATTGTCAAATGGATTGTTTATTAGTGACAAAGGGCATAGTAAAGAAAATATAAATTTTTCGCCTTGTTGCATTTATAAAGAGCAATCAACAAATATTGATAATAGTTGGCAAAATATTAATGCTTGGACACAGAATTGTGATAGATGTTTTATAAAAGAAAAAAGCAATAAACAAAGCAGACGCCAAGAAATTAACAAAGAATTTTCTTATGTAAAAGATGCAGAACTTTCTTATCTTGAAATTGACCATAACAATGCTTGCAATGCAGCATGTGGAATGTGTAGTTCAATGAATAGTAGCAGTATTGCACAAATACTTCGTAAAGAAGGAAAAAACTTTGTTCCAGTTCCAACTGTAAAACAAAAAGAAGTATTTCAAGTCATTAATAACTTGGACTTAAGTAAAATAAAGGTAATAAAATTTAGAGGTGGCGAACCTTTTTATTCTAATTTTCATCAAAAAGTTTTAGATAAAGTAGAATTTCCAAGTAACGCTACGTTAATGTATCAAACAAATGGTTCAATTTATCCTAATGTTTCTTGGTGGGATAAAGCCAATAAATTTAAAGAAATACATATGTCTTTTAGCATAGACGGTGTTGGTGAAAAATATAATTACATAAGAAGTAATTTAAATTTTGAAGCCATAAAAGAAAACATTATTAAAATTTTACAAAATAAACAAGTAAATTTTTCAGTAAGTATAGAATGCACTTTAAATCCACTAAACGCATATTATTTTGACGATATTTTTAAGTTTACTCAAGAATTAAAAAAATATAACAAAAACATTACTTTAAATTGGCATCAATGTTGGGGCGAATGGGGTCTTGAAAATACACCACCAAATCTACGTGAACTTATTACAAAAAAGTATAAAAATATGAATTTATGTAAAGTAATTAATGATTTTGATTTTGATGAAAGTAAATTTATTAGTTTTGTTTTATCGCTGCAACAACATGAGAAAAGATTTAATCTTGATACGATGAAAGCTTTCCCAGAAGTTTATCCACTCATTATAGAATATTACAATAGTTTGACTTAACCGTTACCGCCAGCGGCTTCGTGTTTATTAACTTCTTGTGCAGCTTTCTTAAGTGTTTTTTCTGCTTCAAGTTCTACTTTTTGTGCGGCAACTGCTGCTTTAGCATCATCAAGGTGACGTTGACTTTCAATTTCTTTACCGCGCAACATAAGCACAATGTTTAACTTTTGATTAAGACGAATAAGATCATTATCTAACATACGAATACGGTCAATAAGGGCAATCAATACAGTATTAGCTTCGCTTAAAACAGGCTTGACTTCTGTTGTAGCCCATTGCCAAGTAAAAAATATCATGTAGCCAACGCCGCCAGCGGCTATAATTGGAAAGCCATATTTGTTTATTGCATCTGCTAATCCAGTTTCCATTCATTGATCCCTATACCATTGTGCTTCTTTACTATTATATGTAATTAAAATTAAACGATTCGCAAAATAAACAGAATAACTTTTGCGACCAGCAAAGGTTCTTCTTTCAAGGACTAAAAAGTTATTCTGTTTAGTAGACACTGTGCATTAATTACTTCTTTTTCTTTTTTGCTTTTGCTTTTGCTTTATGAACGTGCACTACACTCTTACAAGCCTTTGGATTCTTTACAGGATCACAGCCACCTGCAAATGCTGAACTTGCAAAACCAGTTGAAGCAAATGCCATAACTGTTGCGATTAATAATACTTTCTTCATTTTACTTTTCCTTTTAGTCCCTACGTGCGTCATTTTTACCATCAGCACGAGCAATGCGGTCTAGGTCGGGACGAACACCCAACGCATTACTCATGAGAGTATCAATTCTAATAACATCATGGTTCATAGTCTTAACACGATTATCAAGTGCCATAATGATACCTTTAATACCATTTACGCTACTTGTAACGCCAGCAAGAATAAATTTTAGGGTTAAAAATACAAAATAACCGCCTGCACAGGCGGCTGCTATAGGGAATCCAACTTCACCAACAAGTTTTAAAAAGTCCATTTCAATGACTCAAATAATTGATTATTACTTCCAACAACATGACACCAAGAACGGCACCAAAAATAACACCAGCATAAGTTTCATAACTGCTATAATAGCAATGCAGATGCTTTTTAAGATAACTCCACTCTTGCGTGGTCATGTTGGCTCCAAAAATACCTGTACTTATTTACCAATTATCGCATAAAAATATTGACTAATATAGGAAAAATGCTATAGTTAAACAATGAAACATCGTGACATAATGATTGACATTGAAACACTTGGTAACACGCCAAAAGCAACAGTTTTGACTATTGCTGGCGTTACCTTTGACCGTTATGGCGATTATAGAACAATTGCTGACCCACGTGATATGGATTATTTTTACTGTCGTGTTGAAGTAGATAATCAAAATCGTGAAATCAATGAAGAAACTGTTCAATGGTGGGGTGAACAGGATAAAGATACACGTGATGAAGCTTTTCATCCCGATAACCGTTTACCACTTCGCGATGCTATGCTTGCGTTGAATAGTTGGGCAAGCGGTGTAGATCGTTATTGGGCAAATGGTGCTGGTTTTGATTATGTTATTTTAGAAGATATAAATCGCGAACTTGGACTACAAAGTCCATGGAAATTTTGGCAAGTATTGGATGCCAGAACAATTTATAAAATGGTTCCAGAACATTTTATACCTGGCACAAGCAAGCATCACGCTTTATGGGATTGCCTTAATCAAGTTCAGCGTTTAACTGAATGTTTTGAAATAATGGGCAGATATCCCAATAAATAATTTATGCATGCTATAAAAAAATTACTAATGACCAATAAAACAGGATTAGTAAATTCATATTGCAAAATACCTTGGACAAACTTATTAATTAATGATTCAGGTTTTATGTTTGCATGTTGGTGTGAAGGTAAAGTTAAAAAGCCAATAGGAAATATTTTAGATATAAAAAATTCTGATGAATTTTGGAATGTTTTGAATAATAATTTTATGCGTGAAAGCATTTTAAATAAATCGTATAAATTATGTCATGCATATAAATGTGAATTACTTCAAGATGCAATATTAAAAGAAAAACCATCTACAACTTTTTTTACTGATATAAAAGAAAATTTATCAAAACTTAAATTAAGATGGTTATATTTGCAAATAGACGAAAGTTGCAATTTACAATGTCCTTCATGTAGAAATGATATAATCATACATAAAAATAATAACAAAACAAAAATTGTTAAAGACATACTTCAAAAAGTAGAAGAATATATTATAACACCAAATAATGACAGATTAACTATTAGATTAGTTGGTAATGGTGAACTTTTTGCAAGTCATACATTAATGGCTTGGTTTTTTAATTTTGATTTTAAAAAATACGACAATGTAGATTTTTTTATTCATACTAATGCTACTTTACTATCAAAACATGAAGAATTTTTACTTAAAATTGCCGATAAATTAGAGGGTTTTGAAGTAAGTTTAGATGCCGCGACACCTGAAACTTACAAAATAGTTCGCAAGGGTGGCAACTGGCAAGATGTGATCAATGGCTTACAAACAATTAAAAAACTTCGTAATATTAGTAAAAAAATAAATTTAACAAATAGTTTTGTAGTAAGCAGTTTAAATTACAAAGATATGCCAGAGTTTATAAAATTTGCATCAGCAAATGATGCACGACTTGTTTTTTATAAAGTTCTTAGATGGCAAATAAGTGAGCAAAAATTTAAAAATTTAAATATATTTTCACCAACACATGAACTACATGAAGATTTTAATCAAATGTTAAAATCAATTAACTTTGATAATAATAAAATAGAACCAAATATTTTTAATGTAAAGATTTAATTGACAAAGACACAGATATAGTTTATAAATAATCTCTTAAATTGCTATCAACGAAGGAGACTGGCATGAATAATACTTGGGGTTATCATTTGCTATTAGATTGCACAGCTGGTGATGTAAATCTTATTAGTTCAAAAGAAAATGTTTATAATTTTGTAAAAGAGTTAGTAGTTGCAATTGATATGGTTGCATTTGGTGAGCCATGGATTGAACGCTTTGCAACGCATGATCTTGGTAAGTCTGGTATTAGTTTCTGCCAAATGATTGAAACAAGTAATATCACTGGTCACTTTGTTGATGCTAATGGAAATTTCTATATTGACGTTTTCTCATGCAAACCTTTTGACAACGATACAGTAATCCAAACTGTTGACAAATATTTTAAACCTGAAAAGGTTCGCATGCATTACATTTCACGTGATGCTTAATTATTTAAGAGGCACCCTTACCAATATCAAAAGTAAAGTTGCCTTTTATACCCGTGCTAAGATAAGTTTTACTGGCTTTGATTAATGCTTTGCCAGTAAACTTAGGCGGATAAACAGTTTTAAATCCTGTAATTTTAACATCGCCACCAACTACCTTAGCATCAGTATAAACTTGAATTATACTTGCTTGATTTAAAAATGCTTGTAATGCTTTTTGGAAATCAGCATCGTTGTTTAATTTTTCTGCCACACTCTTTGCACAATTTGCAAGCAAAACATATCCAATATTATAACCTGGACTATCTTCTTTACTGCCATAAGCAACAAATAACTTCTTTGCTGCACGGCTCATAGTTTCAGGTTTATTAACTTTGCTGTCAATATGTTTTAAAATTTCATTTTTTAACTTTTCATCAATAACACCAAGTTCAACACCAAGATTGAGTGGACTCATTTTTTGTCCGCTTGTAACCATTGTGCTTAGCACTTTTACAGCACTTGAATATTTCTTTGCAAGTTTTTTATTTTTATCGCTAACCATTACATCGTAAATGTTTCTAACACTTGCAGTTGCACCCTTATCACCTTTAGTGCTAATACCAAGTCTTTCACCATTTGGTGCGATAAATTCGCTATCAATGAGACTATTGTTTTTATTTTGTGGAAACCAAAAACTACAATTGCTATAACTTGTTTTTAAAATATCATTTGCAGCGTTGGAACTATTGGCATCACTGATAACACCGCTAATCAATGCCAGAGGCGAAATAATTTCACCCAAATGGTCACGAACACTAGTTAGCTTATCGCCAAGACCAGCGAACACCGCATCTTTTTGACCACCAGCAACCATGCGTAGTCCTTCCATAATTTCAGGACTTGCACCATTGGATTGGATTTTATTCAATAAATCATCAGCACTTTCAAAAGTGCTATCTGTTGCAATTAAATCTTGTGGAGTCATACCACTTTTTTCTTTTTCAGAAGTCTTACTTGTAAAGACCCAACCTTGTGGCAATTCTTTATTGCTCCAACTTCCAACCACATTTGCGGGAACTGTTTTATACCAACGACCCCACATGATAATATCGCCATCTTCTGTGTTTAAGAAAACGATAGCAAAAGCATTTGCAGTTGGTGATTCACGATTTACCCAAGTAATTTCTTTGCCAGTTTTTCTTTGTATTTGACCGATTGCTTTTAGCGTTTCAGCATGGTCTTTATAAGCATTGCCTGGTTTAGTGTCAGGATACATTTCAGCTTGTTTAAAAAATGCTTTTACACCATTATCATTGATATAAGGATCGCCTAGTCTGCGTCCAAACATTCCCTTTGCTTCGCTAATAAACTCTGTTGCTCTCATTTTGCTTCTTCCCAATTAGGATCAGCACGTAGATTAGTCATTAGATTATCAGCTTCTGTCTTGGGAAGTTTTCTAAGAATACTTTCTACACTACCTAAATCAGCAGCAGTTGCACCACTACCAAGTAAAACTTTGGCAACTGTTTCAATGTCATTAGTTACCATTTCACCTTTTTTACCATCGGGTGTGCGCTTAAACAAACCTTGCCATGGACTAAACAAGTAACCTTTCATTTTTGCAAGCATAGCAATAGTTAATACTTTATTCTTGCCTTTATATGGACTGCCTTGCGGAATGGCGTGTGTATGAAATTTAGCAATAGCTTCTGCTTGTGGTGTAACCATAATGTCGGCTTGCACACCCATGCCATTTACTGGAACTAACACATGCACAATAATACCGCTTTGTGCAGTTTCAAATCCTAAGTTTCGCATATAATCAGCAAGTTTGCGACGTGCTTCTTTAGCATCATCTGTTTTAAAAAATGCTTTTACAGCATCTTCATCAGTCATAACATCAAAGTCGTTGCTGATTTTTCCTTTTACTGGATTTGCACCACTACCAACTGGCGTTACCTTTAATCTTGCACCACTTAGTGCGTCATTTAATATCTTCAATACTTGTGGCACAACAGCCTGATCAAAGGATGTAGTGCCGATAAACATATTGCCGCCTTCAAGAAGTATTGGTCTAAATTGTGTAAAACGCATACAGATATTTATTGTATCTGGATGTTTGGAAAATATCTCACAAATACATCGCCGCTATTGTTGCGAACTGCTTTAAGACGATTCACAATTTCATCAAAGAAGTTCCAAGCAAGCGGAACAAAACAAATATCTTGCCCAACATAATTTTGTAGATGTTCAATTGGCACAACAGGAATACTCATGCCAGGCGTATATTTGTTCTGCTTAAGAGGATTATCATCAATGATAAAATCCATAATGATATTGCCAAAGTTAAGCAGTGTATTGCCTTTAGCTGGCGCACCATATCCCACAATAACACGATTATGTGCTTTGCGTTGTGCATCTAATACAATGCTTAAATCATTGACAGTTTTCTTGGCACCACTTGCCCAACGCTGATATGTTGAGTAATCATAGAGTCCTTGTATGCGTTCCCAATCCATATAACTTTTAACACGTGCAGGACATTCGGCATCAATAGAGAATACAAAGATATTACTGCCGCCATGAATAGTTCCCTTGACTACATCAATGAGATGTAAGCCAATATTGCTGGCAAGGGTATTAAGGCTACTAACGCTAAAAAAACTTCTATGCTCATGGTAAATCGTATCAAACTCGTTGTTTTGTATCATATCGCTTTGCGAGTTCTGAATAAACAACAGCGTATTGGGATTCATTACCTGTTTGCAAAGTTCTAGGAATTGTTGTGGATTGTCTTGATGCGCAAAAACATTTTGTGCGTATATAATATCAACAGGATGCTTAACTTTATCAATAGCATCTTGTGTTAAAAAGTCACAAATGATATTATGATTTTTGGATGAAATTGGATAGATGTTTTCAGCGGGGTCAATGCCCCACGTTTCCAATCCATACTTCTTAAAATAGTTTAACTGTGTGCCATCATTGCAGCCGATTTCTAATACACGGCGTGGCGCAACATCTTGGAAATATTCCATAACATATGCCGCAAACCACTTAAAGTATTCTTGCATGGTAAGCGATGTGCCGCTAACATAAACATAATCCTTGAAAATAATATTGGCATCAACTGCGTGAGTAAGTTGCAGATGATGACAATGCGGACAATAGTTTACCGCAAGTGGATATGACTCTTCAGGTTCTGTTGTTGTTGCCTTAAAACTATTGGCAAGTGGTTGAGAACCTAAATCTAATGTTAGCTTGAGATCGCTGCTGCCACAACATAGGCAGCGTTTAAGTGGTTTGCAATTATTCATACATTTAATTATCTATGGATATTATAGTCCAATCATTTTTGAGTCATACTTGAAACTGCCGCGAAAATCATTACGCAGCCAATCTTCAAGAATTTCAAAACGCAGTGCGGCATCGCTGTCGCCTTCGCGTTCAAGGTCGGTGCGAGCAGACTTGCAAAAGTTTACCAAATCCGTAAGACGAATTTTATCACCATCTTGCAATGTTGCATTATGGGTTTTACCAGCACGTTGATTACTCACGATAGTCTCCTATTAAAACATATGCCCAAGATAGACGATTGCATCCCAAAATTTACCTGTGCTAATAGCATAGGTTAGGAAAATTAACCCAAAAAACAGAAAAGAATCCTCGTATGTAATACGCACAACTGTCTCCTTTTAGGACTAATATAACTTATAATAGCACATTTTAGGGCGATGTCAAGCGAAAAATAACCCTTGACACGGGTAAAATATGTGCTATATTGGGTTATAGATGGAGGCAATTATGAACAAAGTTATCGTTTTTGACATTGATGGCACGATTGCCAACACTGAACATCGTAAGCATTGGGTTTCAAGCAAGCCAAAGAATTGGGCGGCTTGGAACGCTGGTATGGCTAATGACACGCCACATGCGGATATCAAATTTATTATGGATATGTTGCGGTTTGCTAATGTAAACCATCCAGACCACGAAGATGAAATTGCTATTATTTTGTGCAGTGGTCGTGGCGAGGAAACTCGTGAAGTTACTCGTCGTTGGTTGAACGATAATGGCTTTACATATGAGCAACTGTATATGCGAAGCGAGGGCGACTATCGCAAGGATAGCATCGTTAAGGTAGAATTGCTTGAACAAATCCGTAAGGATTGGGGACCACCGTTTTTATGGTTCGACGATAGAGAGCAAGTGGTGCAGGCGATCAGAGCAGAAGGCGTTCGTGTTCTACAAGTTGCTGACGGTAAATTTTGATTTACATTTATCGCCATGCCATCTAACAATATTTGATTTTATTGTTAGTATGCCACAATGTTCGCAATAAAATTTCGGCTGATTGTATGTTTTTCCTGTATGGGATTTAGATATTTTCAGCCGAACTTCATCTGTATGTGTTTTGCCATAAAATGGATTATTTTTTCCTGTTCTTTTTTCAGATAAATTTTTCTTAAACTTTTCGGTTCTTTTACAACCCATATTTCCTAATCTTGTTTTTTCTATACTTTCTTTTGTTCTTTTATGACCCATCAAAGTTTTTGATATCTTTTCTTTTGAATTTTGAGAAAAAATTCGACCACTTGTTCCATCACCGCCGTCAGTCATATTTCTTAAAATTCCAGTTCCTAAATCAAGACGACCATACCAAGCAATCATACGACGCTCGATTGCTAACGCACCAATTTCTGTTAAATTGTGTTCAAGTATCATAATTTTATTTTTATTTTTTGGAACTTTTATGTTATGGTTTTTAGACCATGCTCTATCGGCTTTGCCTTTACCAATATAATATGGAGTGTTGTTTGATGCTCTTATATAAGCATATACATAATATCCACTTGGTGGATTCGTTGGTGTAAATACCATTGCTGTTGTCCTTCACGACGATAGAGTAGGCAGGATTGCAGTCCGTGGCCTACACTATTATTTATCACTGTGAATTCATTATATAATCTTTCTACTTGACAACCCCATATTATATGCTATTATGATGTATAAGTTAATGAAGATTTCTAATGTTAGGATTTGTTGCACTTTGGTTTGTCATTTGGATTATGTGGTGGCCAGAGGATGTTGGCGAAACTATTGCCAAAATTCGCAAAGGCTATGATAAGACAATGGGGGATATGTCATGAATTTCTGGACAAGTATATTAGCAGTATTTTTTGTAGATGCAGTATGTGCGGCTATGAAATATAATCAAGGGCAAACATTTGTAATTTTAATTGCAACTACTGTTTTGTATTTTTTAACACAGTTTGCTTTTGGAGTTATTAAAGAATGGAAGAATTTGGGATGACCACGCTTTATATGTTAGTTGGTGTGCCTGGTTCGGGCAAGTCAACTTGGATTAAGAACCAAGGTTTTAAAGATGTAATTATTGCATCAAGCGATGATTATATCGACCGTGTTGCGGCTGAAAGTGGCAAGACTTATAACGAAATCTTTAGCCGTGCTATTGGTTATGCACAAAAGTTTTGTGATGCCCAAGTGCAGACTGCTATCAACCTTGACAAAACTCTTGTTTGGGATCAGACTAACACAACTGCTAAGGGTCGCTGCGTCAAGTTACGTCGTATTCCTAACGATTGGCGCAAAATTTGTGTATTTTTTGAAACCCCTGAACCAGAGGAATTACAACGCCGTCTTGATAGTCGTGTAGGCAAGAGCATTCCAAAGGATGTTATGAAGTCTATGATTGATAACTTGGAAGTTCCTGATTTGAAAGAAGGTTGGGACGAGATAATTTGGGCTTGACAAAGCCCAAATTTATGCTATTCTATCATTGTAATTGGAGAACGGCTATGTTTTTGACCATTACTGGCAAGTGTCCTTCTGTGGACCGCGCAACCCTTAAACGGGCTGTGGTTTTCTATGCAGAATATCTTAAGATTGCCAATTCAAAAGCCGATTTAGAATTAGAATTTGAGCGTAACCTGTGCAAAAATACAGGCGACGAAGGCTTTTGTGTAAACGAGGGTGATGGCAACTATAACATTACGCTTGATCCAAACTTCAGCAAAAGAAAAATATTAATTGCACTTGCACACGAAATGGTGCATGTTAAACAACACATCAAGCGTGAATTGTCTTGGAACGAACGCTATAAAATGCATCGTTTCAAGGGTCAAATGTATCACGAGGATACAAACTATTGGGATTGTCCATGGGAAATTGAAGCCTTTGGTCGTGAACTTGGCTTGTATAAAATGTTTATGGAAAGCGAGAAATAATAATGACATCTTTGGCTAATGAAACACAAAATTTAGTTCACACCTTGAATGAAATGCGTAGGTTGCGTAGCCTTCTTACGCAACCTAAGATTCGTGAATTATACAATGCATCATATGATGTCATGTATCCATGGTATCATATGATGCCGCCTAAACAAGCTGAAAAATTTATTGAAGGTTGGGTTGCTACACAGATTGGTGGACAAAAAATTACAAGCACACAGGTTCCCGAAAAATTTCGCACAAATGATAATGGCGATATCTGGGCTGGTGATGAACTTGTTATTGGAAAAAATAATATTGAATTAAAGTGTATATTTAAAGATGGCGCAAACATTGGTGGCGGACAGTTTCGGTTTTATGAAAATGTTCCTTACTACATGTTTTTTAAAGCATGGAATGAAAATCATTACGAAGTTTTTTTGTTGACTAAGCAACAACTCGTTGATGAGATCGTTGAACGTGCATTGAATACAAACTATACTGCTTATGGAAGCAGTCAAGGCAGCGGAGTTATTAACAAACTCACCCGTGATGAAAAAATTGTGCGATTGCATGAAAACGTCAACGGTAAATATGCTGATAAGATCGGTTGGGGTTTTAATTCAGAAACAGAAATTGCATTATACCAAAAATTCTGCAATAATTATCAAGTAAAACTAAGTGATGTAAAAAGAATTGTTAATGAAGTTTGATTATTGTATCAGCAATCCTGCGTTCAATATCGCAGTTGTTGACAGCAACGATAAACCAACAAATATTGCTGGAACTGGTGGAAACACCACACTGTATCGCACGGCTACGCGACATGATTTTGATACACGATTAAAGGATGGTGGAACACTTATCAATATTACCCTTAAAGGCATTATTCCAGACTTAGTTTATGGTCATTTCTCTGCGCATCAGGTTGATTATATCAATCTAATGGATGATATAGAAGCATGGGCGTATAATACTTGTTTTTTTGCAGTCACAAAAAAACCACGTAGTTATAAAACACAATTTAATGGTGGATTAGCTGCAAAGATATACAGTCCATACAGTGAAGATTGTTTTCCATTTGTTTATAACAGTGGCAGCAACAATAGCATGAACCGTTTGTTTAATAATGCTTTTTCAAATAGAGTAGTGCGACAATTGCCAGGAAAAAATCGCGACAACTTTGTCTATAATTACACAAACGCAAATATTCCACATGGTCCAAAGTTTGCGTTTTATGTTATGGAAAGTAAAAAGAGTTATACCGTAACTGAAGAACCGCTATATGGTGGAACTATTTGTTATATACCAACCCAAACAATTGAAGAAGCACAGAAATTACGATTGTTTGTTGAAAAAAACGCAGTATTTAAAGAATATGTACAGCGTATGAAATTACGAGGTCATGCTTTTAGTATGCGCAATGTTCGTAAATTTGATATTAATCAAATAGTCACTGGATATGAAAATCCTGCTGAATGGAATATTGTTGAAAGTGATTTAGAACCACCTAAAAAAATTAATAATGAGATTAGTAAGGATCGTAATCGCATAAAGGCACTTGGTGAGGTGTTTACTCCAACTGATCTTGTTAACATAGTATTAGATGATATAAAAACACAAGATTTTAATGATCCTAAAAAAACATTTATTGATTCTATGTGTGGCGATGGTCAATTTTTAACGGAGATTTTGAAACGTAAATTAAAAAATGGCATTGACCACGAAACAGCATTGCACACAATTTTTGGTATTGACATTATGTCAGACAACGTTAAAATGTGTCAGGATCGTTTACTGTATGGTCGTGAAGATTTGCGTCATATTGTAGAAAAAAATATTGTATGCGCTGATAGTTTAGAATACAATTATCTTTGTAATGAAGACGAATTTGGTCCAAACGGCATGTTTAGAGTAGGAGAGTAATTATGGCAAGAATACATTATGCAGAGGTAGAATATGACATTGGTGAGTTTGATGATGACGAACTCATTGAAGAATTGAAATCACGCAATCTTAATTTTAAACCAGAAAAAGATGATCCGCTACTCTATGAATTGTACTTGGCTCGCGTTGAGGGAAATACTGTGCAATTTGAAAAAGCACTGCAAAAACTTTTCCTTGACAGATTAGATAAAAGAATATAATATATATAGATAATGGGCGGTTAGCTTAGCGACTAAAGCCGGTTCCTCATAAGAATTTGATCGGGGGTTTGAGTCCCTCACTGCCCACCATTTTTTGAAAGGTAACACATGACAGCATATATTGAGTTTAACAACGAAGTTCAACCAAGCATTGATATGCTGCGTGATATGTTGCGTGAGGGCGTATGCGAAGTAGCATTTACCAAAGTCAATGGCGATTTGCGCACAATGCCTTGCACTCTTAAACCTGAACTGTTGCCACCCCAAGTTGTAGCAGAAGGTGAAGAAAAACGTGAACGCAAAACGAGTGACAAATCACTTGCGGTTTTTGTAACTGATATCGGTGAATGGCGTTCTTTTAGACTTGACAGCATACATAGTATTAGTGTAAAGTAAAGAATAATGCGCTCTTGGTGGAATAGGTAGACACAAGAGACTTCGGAGAAAGGGTAAACGCCCACTATGGTTCAAATCCAGAATCTCCGCCGTAAAATCTCTCGCTTCGGCGTACCAGTTCGATTCTGGTAGAGCGCACCACCTATCACAATTTTAATTAAAATACATGTCTCCCTGTATAAATACTATACAGGGAGATTAAAATATGTTATGTGATTATGAGTGTGGCGAAGAAGCAAAATATAAATTAAAAAATGGAAAAAATTGCTGTCAACAACATTATAGTTCATGCAGAAGTGTTAAAGAAAAAAATTCACTCGGATTAAAAAGTGCATATAAAAAAGGCACACGAAAATCAGCAAAGAACATCTATAATGAATTGCCACAAGAAACAAAAGATAAAATGGCATGGGCAAGAGGAAAAACTTTTACCGAAAATGTAGATGTTTTTACAGATTATAGTATGCATGGTAATATGTTTATTAAAAAAAGAATAATACAAGAAAATCTTATTGAATATAAATGCCATAGGTGCGACGTGACCGAATGGTTTGGTGAAAAAATCACCCTTGATTTAGACCACATTAATGGAAATAATCGTGACAATAGATTAGAAAATTTAAGATTTTTATGCCCGAATTGTCACAGTTTAACATCAACATATAAAGGCAGAGGAAAAAATATTGGAACCGTAAAAGTATCTGACGAAGAATTAATTGCCGCATATAAATCCGAAGGAAATATTCGTAAAACATTATTGAAAGTAGGACTATCCGCAAAGGGTGGAAATTATGCAAGAGTAAAACAATTAATTGCAAAGTTTAACATTTAATACTTGACGTTATCTAACCATATTGGTATATTAAAGTAATCATGGCAGAAACATTTGATATAGATATTACAATACCCGCTGTTCACTATTATGGAAAAGAGTGGTGGATTGATCAAATGGTTATTTGGTGCTTGCAAAATAGTATTGAGTATGCTATTAATCTATGGCCGTATGCTAATGAAACGCAAGATGGTTGGACTAGTCAATGGTCATTCAAACGTAGTGAAGATGCTGCGTTATTTGGATTGCGTTGGAAGCAAAATGATTGGGGCTTGCCACACTTTCCAGTTTAATCTGTGATATGATCAAGATTTGTTGGAATATCGGGGTCTTCTTCACCCTTGCGTAACACACGATTGCTTAGCAGTTCAACCCATAGTTTGCTGTTATCGTTATTCAATTTCCAGAAATTAAAAGTAATATTACTTTGAATAGGACGCACAAACATAGTGAGTTCTTTTGGCACTAACATAAGTTGTGCTGTAGTGCGCATCATTTTCTTTTCGTCTGTTAAACGCAGTGCATTAAGCTGCCAGTTGTCTACATATTTCTTAGTCAGTAAATCTATCAGTTGTGCTGGCGTTTCTGCACTATCTACAACATGTTGTGCAATGATTAAACGACTGCGGCTGCTAATAGCACTTGCAGTTTCGTTATCATCGTGGGTGTATTGATAGCCAGCCCATTTTAGCCATACACCATGATTTGTGCGAGCAACTGTGGTATCATGTAGAATTTCTTCAATTTTATATTTGTATTCTTCATCTTCATAGCCGCCTGGTGCCCATGCACCTTCAAGCATATAACAAGTTTCACGATCAAATATAAGAGTGCAACCTGGTAGCTTTTGCTTAATCAAACTCATAGCAACTGCTTTTACATCAGTAAATTGCAGTGCTTTCTTAATTTTGATACCATCTTTACTTGGTGTTTTGGTGCGAACTGTAATTTCTTTTTCATCGTCCAATACCATAAGACTTGCGCTTAACACGCAAACGCCGCTATCGTTCATGCCTTCGCAATATTGTGTTATATCATCCCAAAAGTATAGCACTTCTGTATTTTTATTTTTCTTTTTACGAAATGACAGATCAGGAACATAGTTGCGGTCACGATTCTTCACACCAACCCAACCAACATTATCAAAATATTTTGCAACTACTACACACATAATGATATTTATATGACTATTCTAATATGTTAAATACTCTTGTAACCCATAAAGGAAATCAAAAAATGGCAAGTTTAGACCAACTAAAAGAAATTTTTCCACATGCCAAAGAAGAAAATTTAGAAAAATATTGTGATGCGCTTAATGAAGCAATGAACGAATTTCAGATTAATACAACAGGTCGTGAGGCAATGTTTCTTGCACAGTGCGCACATGAAAGTGGATTGTTTAGTGCAGTAAGTGAAAATCTAAACTATCGTGCAGAAACACTCTCAAAAGTATTTCCAAAATACTTCCGTGATGTCAATCCAGAAGATTACGAGAAGCAACCAGAAAAGATTGCTAACCGTGTTTATGCTAACCGCATGGGTAATGGCGATGAAAACAGCGGCGACGGATATCGCTTTCGTGGTCGCGGTCTTATTCAATTGACTGGTCGTGACAACTATACAAAGTTTGGCAACGATATTGGTACTGATGTTACACAAAATGCCGATTATCTTTCAACACCAGAAGGTGCTGCTCGCAGTGCTGCATGGTTCTGGGATGAAAATGATCTTAACGATGTTGCAGACCAAAATGACATTGTTCTTTGCACCAAAAAAGTAAACGGCGGAACATTGGGGTTAGAAGAACGCACAGCTTTTTGGAAAAAAGCAGTAGAAGTTTTAGGTGGCTAATGCCCATACTAATAGCAGGCGGCGATAGTTTTACTTGGGGTAGTGAATTAGGTGATGATAAGTTTGATCACATAGAACATACCCCAAGTAAAAAAACATGGTCAGCACTTTTAGCAAAACATTTTGATTATGAATACAAATGTGTTGCTAAACCAGGCGGCGCAAACAATACAATTACTCGTCGCGTTGTGCAAGCAATTAATCAATATGCAGACCAAGAAATTTATGTTGCCGTTATGTGGACATTTACACATCGCAGTGAAATAAGATTGCGCAACATGCATCCATATAACACAATTGTGCATGATCGGGTAACTGCCGCGCGTTATGATATTGATGATTATTGGATTAACTTCAATGCATGGCACGGGTTACCATTTGATGAAAAGATGGAATTTTTTCCACGAGGCATGGATGAATCTTCTCGCAAATTTTTCCGCGAACAACATGATAAATTGTTTGAAATTGGTGTTGTGCAAGCAAGTGATGCTTACTACAAAGTAACAGGCGATTACAGTTTTCATAACTTTAATTCATTAAAAGAAATGATGTTTTTAGAAATGTATTGTAAGCAACGAAATATACCATACTTTTTTTGTAGTGCAAGCGATGAATTGTTTAAACCGCAACCACCCGATTTATTAGAGAGTGGATTATATAATTTAGACTGGAATCATTGGTATAAGGACAATGGTTTCAATATTTGGAGTGAATCATTGCCAAAAAGTGGTAATCATCCAGGTCCATTGGCGCACAGCGATTGGTTTAATTTGATATTGCCTAAAGTATCAGAGTGTTATAAAACTAAATGACAGAATTTCCAATTAAAACACAAACTGCTTGTCAACTTAAGTGGTCATGGAGCACAATTTATTTAAGTCGTGGAACTACTTCAAGTTGTCATCGCGTCAATCAAATACAATTCACACATGAAAATTTTAATGACTTTCATAATTTACCTAAAAAGATTGAAGACCGTCAACTAATGATTGATGGCAAAAGACCAGTTGGTGGATGCGAATATTGTTATAAGATTGAAGACGCTGGTGGATTTAGTGACAGACAATATCAAATGCACGACCAAACTATATTACCTAAAGAATTAAATGAAAATAATTTTGCTACACAAGTTACACCCACAATATTAGAAATATATTTTAGTAATATATGCAATTTAAGCTGCTTATATTGCGGTCCACATTATAGTTCAGTCTGGCAAAATGAATATAAAAAATTTGGTACAATTAAAAAAGATATTTTAGAATTAAATCGAGATGCTGAATATCGTTTGAATGAAAATTATGATGTTATGGTCGCTAAACTGTGGGAATGGATGCGTGAAAATAGTAAACATTTAAAAAGATTCCATATATTAGGCGGTGAACCATTTTTCCAAAGTGAATTCATAGATTGCTTAGACCATTTTGAAGAATATCCAAATCCAGATTGCGAATTTGTTATCATTACTAATCTTATGGTTGACGATAAACGCATGGATTATTACATTGAACGGTTTAAAAAACTTGTAGGTAAACGCAAATTAAAAGGTTTACAAATTACTTGCAGTTTAGATTGTTGGGGACCACAAGCGCAATATATTCGCACTGGTTTAGACCTTGCTCAATGGCAACGAAACTTTGAAAAACTATTGCAAATAAAATGGATACGGCTACAAATAAATCATGCAGTAAATGTGTTAAGCATAAAGTATATGCCAGAATTATTACAAAAAATTGCAGAATGGAATACGTTTAGAAAAATTTATACCCAATATATGACTGTAATGAAACCTGAATATATGAATCCTGATATTTTTGGTGGAGAATTATTTGCGCAAGATTTACAAAAAATTATAGAAATGATGCCGCAGAACACAGAATTTGATAATAACATTCGTGAATATTTTATAGGCATTGGTAAACAAATCGGTGCAGCAGAACCAAATAGTTACCAAATTAATAATTTGAAAATATTCCTAACTGAAATTGACCGCAGAAGAAACACAGATTACCGTAAATTATTTCCTTGGTTGGCGGAAATATTTGAAAATAATGCTTGACAAAAGCGGATTATATAAGTATATTAAGAATATAGACATTGGGCGATTAGTTTAATGGTAAAACTCCGCTTTTACACAGCGGCTACGGCAGTTCGATTCTGTCATTGCCTACCAATTTAGAGGTTAAAAGCACCTTTTTAATTATTTTGTATAAATAGTTATATGACAGATTTATGTGATTATGGTTGTGGAACAGAAGCAAAATATAAACTAAAAAATGGAAAGAATTGTTGCAGTAAATCTACAAGTTCTTGTGATGGAATGAAAGAAATAAATCGTTCCAAAATAAAAAATTTAAGAAAAGATTTAGGCAATAATTATTGGAAAAATGGACACCCCAAAGGTTCATCGAAGGGAACAAGTATTAAAGGAAAAACATATGATGAAATATTTGGCGAACAAGGTGCTTTAATTCAAAAAGAAAAGTTGCGAAATGCAAATTTGGGTAAATCATTTTGGAATACTTTAAGTGAAGAAAAACAACAAAAGTTTAGAGATAAACATCGTGAAATAATTTTGAAAAGATATGAAGACGGTTGGATGCCAAAAGCTGGCAGATGTAAAAAAATTAGGTATTTTAGTCCAATAGCAGGTGAAGTATTATTAGATGGAACTTGGGAATTAAAAGCAGCACAATATATGGATGCTAAAAAATGGAATTGGAAAAGAAATACTGAAAGATTTGCATACATTAACCTATCTGGTAAAATAAGCCATTATACACCAGATTTTTATGTAGAAGAACTTGGCGGATATCTTGAAGTAAAAGGTTATGAAACAGAATTAGATCGTTGCAAGTGGAAACAATTTAAAAATAACTTGACAATATGGAAAAAAGATACTATATATAATATAACGGAGTCTGGGCAGGACGGTAATGCAGCAGCCTGCTAAGCTGTACTACCCGCTTGGGTAGACTGGGTTCGACTCCCAGAGGCTCCGCCATTTATTTTTTGGGTGTTATATGAAAGTATTATTTCTCGTTGAAACACCGCAGTGTGTAAAATTATTAGACGAAATTACCGATATTAAAATTATAAGTGAAAGCGAACTTGTAGAAGACACGCCATGGCAACATGGATTTTTTCAAATCGGTTATAGTAATTATGTTGTAAGTCGTGCTTCTAACTTAAGCAAGATTTATAGATTTAGTAAACCACTTGCATTTGTGTTAGATCAGCGTCATCATAATGCAATTGATAAAATTCCACACGATATAAGTATTCGTGTTGTAAATGATTTTGTTGCAAAGCGTTTGAGTGATAGCGTGTTATATAAATGTGATAAAACATATCTTGCAAATGATTTGACGCTACAAGAATTGCGTAATATATTAGGGGTAACGGTCTCGTAGTCTAACTGGACAAGGCATCAGCCTTCTAAGCTGTCATATGCAGGTTCGAGTCCTGCCGAGATCGCCAATAAATACCCTATGCGAATTGTAGATATCATAAACGAAGCAGGTGGCGAACCAATATATTATTTTGCATATGGTATGCTGACCGATCCGTCTCATATGCGTGGTGCAAAGTTTGTTGATCGTGCTGCGTTACTTAATTATAAATTTGAATTTCGCAGGTATGCAAACGTAGTTGAAACTGCTGGTAATCAAGTTGACGGTGTACTATGGGAACTACCAACTGATATGATACGTGAATTAGATCAGGTTGAAGGTTATCCAAATCTGTATGGTCGCAAAACAGTTCCTGTCTATACAGAAGATGGTCAGCGTTATGAAGCATGGGTTTACTACATGACACCAGAAACAGTCAGTAGAACAAAACGCGACCGTATGCCAAGTAATAGTTATGTAACTACAATATTAAATGGCTATCGTCATGCTGGTATTGCGTCACAACAAGTAAATGATGCCTATTATGAATTGCTTGATAATAAGCCATAAATTCCTATAAAAAAAACGGAAAAAATGTAGCAATTTCAATGCTAAAAAAACTCTTGACAACCCTAAAATCTGTGTTATATTAGATTATAAGCTGATATATGGAGAAATTAAGTGTTTAATTCGCTGCCAAAATATTCATATAGTGCTGTGTCAAAAAGCACGGATAAGTTGCGAGTTCTTACAGAATCGCTGCAAACAATTGATCCAGAAGTTCTTGCACGAGTTAAAGAATTTAAACTAACATGGAATTTTATTGATAATACAGCAGTTCCAGAAGTAACGGTAGTTTTCAAAGATTAAGGATATACAATGTTTTACGATTTTCCCCGTATCACCCACCTTGACCAGGTTCGTCCTGCTATTGAAGGTCGTGATGAATTTATCATTGCAGAGCGTGATTGGGGCTATGTAGTCAATTACATGGTCAGCATGTCTGATACCTTTCCGCCTGTTGAGTCAGAGATGGATGCAATTCGTCGTGAGTGTCGTGGTATGCTGTTCCACAAGGACGGCTCTATCATGGCTCGCCGCTTGCACAAGTTCTTCAACATTGGTGAGCGTGATGAAACGCAGTTTTCTGCGATTGACTTTTCACAGCCGCATGTTATCTTGGAGAAGTTAGACGGCAGCATGGTAACTGGCGTATTCACCGATGGTGGATTGCGACTTGGCACCAAAATGGGGATTACGGAAGTCTCTATGCAAGCAGAAGAGTTTGTAGCAACACGCCCACAGTATGAACAGTTCATTCGTTGGGCAGATCAATCATGTGGTTATACTCTTATATTTGAATGGTGTTCTCGTAAGCAACAGATTGTTATTGATTACCCAGAAGACCGTCTTGTTTTAATCGCCGCTCGCCACAAGGAAAACGGTGCTTATGCAAGCCTGCAATGGTTGCAAGAGTATGGTGATATGTTTGAAGTAGAGGTTGTAAAGACCTATGCTGGTACCGCCAAGTCTATGGTTCATCTTATGGATGAAACTCGTGATGCCGAAGGCATTGAGGGTTATATCGTTCGCTTTGATGATGGTCACATGCTAAAAATAAAGGCGGCTGATTATCTTCGTAAGCATAAGACAAAGGATGCTATCTCGTTAGAGAAGAACATTATCTCTTTGTTAGTAAATGAACAAATGGACGATGTAAAGGCATTTATGCTTCCAGACGACCGCAAGCGGGTGGAAGATTACGAAACCGATTTTTGGATCGGTGTAAATCAAGTAGTTCAGTCATATGACCGCTACTTTGATACTGTAATCGCTCACGGACTTGACCGCAAGCGTTTTGCTTTGGAATGGCTTCCTACAATTAAAGGTCAGGATGCTTTTGCTGGCAACATTGTTTTCGGCAAATTTGATCATCGTGATACGAGAACTATGGTATTAGATATCATCAAGCGTAGCACTGGAACCCAAACTAAAATTGACGAAGTTCGTCATCTTTGGGGTTCACATCGTTGGACTTATCACTTTGAGGCTGATGCTTAATGTTGGTAATTGAAATACCAGATTGGGTTGTCATAACTGATGCAATCATGGTTGTATGCTACGGTGTATGTGCCATGATTGCAGTAGGATTTGATATTCATATGGGTAATTGGCGTGATAAACTTTTATCAGTTAAACGCAATTATTTGTTGCTATATGGTAGAGTGGTTTATAGATATAAAACAGTTGGTAGTTATAAAGAGGGAACTGATAAGGATATCGTAAGTAAAGATTATCTTGAAAAATGCGCTTGGATAAATGAAAATGTCAAATCTGGCGATGCTTGGTATGAAAGTTTTGTTCTTGAATTAGTATCACCTCGTGTTTTGCAATTATGTAAAGATCACACTTATACTTTTAGATTTAAGCGAGCAGAAGATTTAACACACTATTTGATAAGGTGGGGTTGATATGATTGTTGATAGTGGTGTTAGGTTTGAGTTTGCAGGTAAAAAAGGTTTATATCATTATGTGCATCTTAACAAAAATTTAAGTGAAGCAGTGACTTGGTGCTTGGATAATTTTGGAGATAATAATGATATTTGGTTTTATAGTAAAAATAAATTTATCTTTACAAAGCGTGAGGATATGACACTATTTTTAATGCGGTGGTCATGAAAACAGATAATTTGCAATGGTATCAATGGCAGTATAATGGTATCGCTCCGTTCCGAGAGATACTAATATGGTGCACGGATACCCTTCCAAAAAATTCATTTGGTTATCGTGGTTGGGAAACTATTGACTTTTTTGATGAGTCAGCGTATGTGTTATTTTTAATGCGGTGGTCATGAAACGAAAATGGGTTTATAATTCTTACATACAAACATTTTTTTGGGATCATCGACAATTTCAAAGTTTTAAGATCAAAGTGAGTGATGTGCTATCAACAGATATTGAATTATTAAAATGGTGTGCAGAAAATAATTGCAAAATACAGCACAGTTGGGTAGAATGTCCTAATGACGAAACAGCAATGTTTTTTACAGTAAGGTGGGCAGTATGATAGGATTTCATTTGAGAATAGGCAATCCATTTGCTAAAAATTGGGTATCAACTCGTAATGTTTTTTTACGAAATTATCGCATTACCAAACATAAAAACTTGGAATTACAAGTTTCATTTTGGAGCGGTTTAGATGAGTTTTTTAGCATAAATCTTGACACTTGGTGGTTTGGTAGTGACCACGCTGGCCCACAATTTGACTTGACAATTCTGTGGTTCTATGTTAGTATTAAAATGTATGATGAACGTCATTGGAACCATGCAAATGAGTGTTGGGAAGATTGAAACGATGAACGAGCGAATTAAAGAACTATTGAAACAATCTACAATTGACGGCATTCCGCAGCTTGATATTGAAGACAGCATTGATTATGAAAAGTTTGCTGAACTAATTGTGCGTGAATGTGCCAATTATGCCTTTTCCGATGACCAAGATCATAAAGCAATGCTAAAACATTTTGGTATTGAACAATGAACGAGCGAATTAAAGAACTTGCGTTAGATGCGGGACTATTGAACTATGTAGATCATGAAACACCTAGACGCTACTTCATTAGTGGCAATGCCGAACAAGAAGATGTTGTAAAGTTTGCTGAACTAATTGTGCGTGAATGTATGGAATGGTGTGATGCTCATGCTACGATTGATGGCACTGCTCAAAAGATTCGTGATGATATAAAGAAACATTTTGGAGTTGAATAATGAGATTAGGAACACCATTTGATGCACTGCATGAAGCCGTAGCCGCTGCTGTGCATCGTGACTTGCCTGAAATTACTTACCAAGACCGAGACTGGGATGCTTATCGTTCTTTGAGCAAGGAACAACAAGGTGCGGCAATGAAGACCGACACTGTGCCAAAGGTTACCAAAACTCGTCGTGTTCAGGCAGATGAAGTAGAAGTAGTGATGTTCCCACAGATTTGGGGCAGCACTGCGCTTGGTTATGGTGGCATTGGTGGCTCTGCAATGACACCTGCTTATACAGTAGTGGTCAGCTACGAAACCCACATATGCGTGTATTTTGGATATGGTCAATTGGCATACAAATTAGATTATGCTGAAATGAGTGCAGAAGGTCGTGATAACTTTCGCAAGGACTTGCATGGTCATACCTTAAAAGATATTGCTGGTTCAGGAGTGTATCGGTAATGGATGCGGAAATTGCAGCAATCCGTGAAAAGATTGCCAAGTTAGAAAAGTATCGTGATTTGGTATGGTTCATTGCCAATGATTGTATTGAATTGAGTTATGAAAAAGCACAGTCGCAGCGTGATTATTGGAGCAAACGCTGTCGCAAATTGCGAGATGAATTAGAACATGATACAGGGTTTACCAGTGAAGAACTTAACCATAGATTGAGCGATGATTTCTAATGGGATTGGACTCTTTTACAGTTAGAACATATTATTTGTCGCTTACTTGTGATGCGTGTGGTCATACACAAGAACACTCGCATGATATAAGCGACAAAGATAATCTTGCTGATGGTGTTGAACAGCGTAGTGAAAAACGCAAAGAAGAAATGCGTGGTTGGCATTATTCTTATTACAAGATAGAACCAGTATGGGATGCGTTTGCAAGATTTGAAAATCCAGAGACACAAGAAATGACACGCACTCTGTTGTGTCCAAAATGCAGTGAGGAGAATGTATAATGGAATATAAATGGTATTTTATTATGATGGCGGTTGTAATGTCCGCTATCATGATTGGTGCAGGCGTTGATAGTTGGCAGAAGAGCAGTTGTAAAGTAGAATATGCCAAGACCACACGCACAGTTGCAGAAATCAACGAGATTTGCAAGTGATCACGGCTGAAAAATCCGATACTGTTAGTGTAGGTCCAAATGATAGACAATTCAGGTTCGTTGATGGCTTTCGTCTTGTGCCTCGTGCTGAAATTAGAATACACAACGGTGTTCAAGAACATGAACGCAAACTGATTGAAAAGTGGATTAAGTCTGGCCATATTCAAGCCTATGCTAATATGACCAGTGAAGAATATGTTTTGGCATCATTGAGGATGGGATAATGAAATGCGATTACGATACTCGTAAAACTATTGTAGTAGTTGCGCTTATTGCTGGTGCCGCTTATGCTGCTGGCAATCATAGTATTGATTGCGGTTTGTTTTTGTTTTTAGCGTGGATAATTTGGTAATGGAAAGAGTAACGATTGAAGATATACTAACAACTTGGCAGTATATTCCACTGGCAGAATATGCTCGTGCTATTGACTTGGCAAAAATTGGTGTTGATGCTAAACTTGTTACGAGTAAAAGTGAGTTTAATCGACTTGTAGATAGTGGCGGCATACGGCTAAACGGCACCAAAGTAAATGACCCTAATGCTTATATCTTCTTTCCACCAAATAGTGACTTGACAAATATTGGTGCAGGTGTTATTATGAGTATAGATCGTAAAAGAGCAGAGGCAGTAGGCATATGACCAAAATTGTATATAATGCGTGTCACGGCGAATTTGGATTGAGCCATGAGGCTACCATGCGGTATGGCGAACTTGCCAATCTTAACATTCTGTATGTTGAGGGCGATCATAGATGGAATAGCCATTACTACAAGGATGGCATTGAAGACGATGACCATTATTTTTCTAGTCGTGATATTGAACGCACTGATCCGCTACTAGTGCAGGTTGTAGAAGAATTAGGTGCAGCAGCAAACGGTGATTTTGCTCGGTTGGCTATCCGTGAATTGGCACCTGGTACGCAGTATCGTATTGATGAATATGATGGTATGGAAAGCGTAATGACCATTGATGATTATGAGTGGAGCATTGCTTGATAAAGTGGGTTAAAGAATTATGTGAACGTGATGCGCCACCTATGTTATGGCCGCTTGGCACCATTATTATTTGTGCTGTCACTAATTTATTTTTCTTGACACTTTACGCAATCAGTGTTATGCTGTTTACATACGTTATGGGATTATTGGCTGGCGCTGCTGTTATGTATATGGCTATGCGTCTTTATCGTGAGAAGGGTAAGTCGTGAGAAAGTATTTTACCGTTTGGAATTTGTATATATTGCTTTGTGCTGCAATTTTTTGTTTGACATTTTATCAAATGGGGCTGCCTTATGAACCAAAAGATGACAGCGATGGTCTGCATGAAAACAGTCACATGGAAGTTTATACTGATCATCTAACAGGTTGTCAGTATCTGTATCGTTGGTCGCTAACACCACGCATGGGTGCGGATGGCAAACAGATTTGTAAGAAAGTAAATTAAGATGAAAAAGATTATACTCGCAGCAGCATTGCTGTTTGCAACACCTGTGTTGGCAGAAAAACCAGCAACATTGGTATGCGCTTTCCAAGACGGGCAAACATTTACTGCTGTTGGCACTGGTAGCAGAACTGTTATTCAGTGGGGCGATGGTTCGTTTTATAATGCCACAAGTAGCTATGTTGATCCTTGGTTGACTATTACAGAAGCAACTGATAATGGCAATGTGTTTAAGATGGCATTTAATGTGCGAACAAAAGATGCTTATGGTATTACCACATTCACAAATGGAACACAACGCGGTGGTCCATTGTGGTGTGTATTCAAGTAAAGGAAAATTATTATGGCAAAATCAAAGGAGAAAGTAATGAAGATTAGTGATAAACTTAGTAAAGTAAATGAAGATATTACTATTAGAATGTATGACAATGGTTATATGTTCGAAATTAGTGGGCGCAACGATGACGATGATTGGAAAAATGCTAAAATCATTGTAAGCACAGTTGAAGAACTCGTTGAACTTATCAAAGAAGCAGCGGCAATGGATCGTGACTAAACATAAATCTAACACTAGGGGCATACAGTTACTTTCAAGAGAACTTGATACAATAAAAGAGTGGCTTGATCGTGAGTTACTAATGTGTGCCCATAGTGTTAGGATTATTGTTCGAGATGGTAGTGGTCTTGGTTCAAGCGTAGAAGCTATTGCCCTTGATGAAAAGGGTGAAGAAATCAAACGCTTAAACGCAACAGCCTATGAGGAATGGTAATGTCAAAAGATGATAGCGGTTGGTCTTATTCATACTCTTTTAACCAAAGATATATTCACAGTGATTGGGTGCCACAACTCAATGAAGCAGAATTAGAAATGCTGTTTTTATCTGTAATGTGTGATGAACTTACAGAAGAAGATTGCAGTGAAGCTGTTCAGATGTTGGAAGACATCGGTATCAAATGCTAAATAATATTAAGGTTAACCTATTAGGCACCTTTTTTGTATATAACTAGCTTATTGTAAACTTATATAACGTAATTAACTAGCTTAATTTAGATGTAAAAAAATAATATAATTCTAAAAAATAGCACCAGTGGAGAAATCTGCTGGTGCTTTTTTATATGGTAAATACCATATCCAACAAAGGAAACTTCTATGAAGAAAATTCTATTAATTATTGCCGCACTTATGGTTCCATCATTCGCTTATGCATGGAATCAGCGTCCAAATCAACCAGATGCTGTATGCACCGCTTTCATGCCATTTGGTAAAGTTACTGATACACAAAAGCACGATACCACACCACTCTGCCGTCAAGGTTATTATGTTCAGCATGATAATGCTGCTAAAGAACCACTATGGGCAGCTTGGGAAATTACTCCACAACATGTAAACGGTTGCGTTCCACGCAGTAATGCTTTTACTGCTGATAATGCACTGTCTGCTGACAAGCGTTCAACACCACAAGATTATGTTGGTAGCGGATATGATCAAGGTCATATTGCTAATGATGCACATCAATCTTGGGACCAACAAGTTGAATATGAATCATTCCTAATGAGTAACATGTCACCACAGTTGCCAGGTCTAAATCGTGGTATCTGGAAGTTGTTAGAAACTTCAACTGGTGCATGGACATTCTCACGCAATCACACTTTACTCATTTATGCTGGTAACATTTATACCGTTGGTAAAGATAAAACAATCGGTGCCGACAAAGTAACTGTTCCACATCAATTATGGAAGATTGTTATTGATACACAAACCAAAGAAGTTCTTGCGTTCTTGTTCCCACAAGCAGAAAATCAAGGCAATGACTTAACTAAGGTTCAGGTTAGCGTTGCTGATGTTGAAGCCGCAAGTGGTTTAGTATTTCCACTACCACCTGGTGCTGACAAAAAAGCAAAGCCTGCTCTTTGGCCAGTTGACTTTAAAGCAGTTGCTGCTGCAAAGAAGACTCTTTGCAAGGGCATGATTGATAACGACTAATGAATATTTTTCCTGTGGGCAATAGCAATAACTTGTATAGAGTTACTGATGTTTTCCCACAGGAAATTATAGATTTTTGTAATAGCGCAAATTGGAATTCTTATCTTTGGACAACACAACAAGGTCAAGAAACACTTCCAAGACTACTTTTAAATTTAAATAGTTGTCCAGAACTCGCAATTCTAAAAAATATAAGTTATAAGATTGCAATAGAATTGCAAGAAAAATTGCATTGGAATTTTGAAAATCCTAATAGAATTGTAACAAGTGTTTGGCGTGATACGCATGGTTATGCAGCACCTATCCACAGAGATTTTAATGAAGATGAAGTAAAAGCAAAAGGTTATTTTAATATTCCAGTTAGTATGCAAATATATTTGAGCCAGAGTAGCAGCGACATAGGAACAAAATTTTATTATGATCGTGAAAAGTCTTTACCAAAATACTTTTTTCCATATGAGATAAACACAGGTTATCTACAAGTAAACGATTATGATCAGTGGCACGAAATGATTGGCAATATTGGCAAAGATGAAGATAGAATAAGTTGCCATCTAATTTTTTCTAATCTGTTAAAATAAGTAATAGTATGACTGATAAAATTCTATATTTTGCTTATGGGCATAATACCAATATACCTGAATTAAAAAATCGTATTCCAAAAGCAAAACGCATTGGAGTCGCTGTTGCACCAAATCAGCAATTAGAAATAAATCATTATACTAATATCGTAGCAAAAGACGGCGCAAAAACCTATGGTGTGTTGTGGGCAGTAGATACCGATTCGCTTAAAGTTTTAGATTGGTATGAAGGCGACGGCAAAGATTATAGCCACGCTTTTATTGAAGTGCTATATAACGGTAATTTATATAAAGTTTTAACTTATGTAATGATCACAAGCAGAAGTGATATAAACCGCGAGCCGTCGCTAAAATATTTAAAACATGTATATGATGGGTATAAGATGAATGGAATACCCGAAGACCAATTAAGCATTGCAGTCAGAAATCGTCAAGAAAATTATTGACACGTCTTAACTAATAACCTATATTAGTTGTATGAAGAAAATTGATCACTTACATATGACTCATAAATTGCTTGACGACCAGATTGATGAATTGGAACGCAAGCACCAATTTCCCGATGCACAAGAAGAAAAGATGATTGCCGATTTAAAAAAGCGGCGATTGCAAATTCGTGATGACATCAAAACATTGGAGAGCGAAGATGCCGTTCAAGCCAGACACTAGAGTTCTTAAAAAGTTTGCACAATATATGGTTTATGGAATTTTAATATTTGTCTTTGCATTTGGTTTGCTATTTGGACTTGAGATACTTTCATATTATTTGTTTGATAGTCCGCTACCATTTTTATTTTTTTTAATTTTTATGGGTCTTAGTGGAAGTGTTTATATGATGGCAAAAGAACGTGTGGAAAGTGAACGCTCTAATGAACAGCGTCTTGTTGATACTTTGCGACATAATAATGAAATGATATAACATAAATTTTACATAAAATGGGCTTGACAACGGTACAAAACTGTGATATACTGCTAGGCAGTTGTGAAATCAGGGGTATTCCTATGACCATGCATCTACTACCAGCCTATTACACCAGCACTCGAACCGTCAAATCACAGTCTAAAACTGTCAAAAAATTGACACCCCATGATGAATGGCTTATGAAGCGCGGTTTGCACCCTTCACAAATTGCCGCTAAAAAGCTTGTGGTTGGAGAACATAAAAATGATTTACCAGATTATTCTGTGGACCGTAATAGCGGTAAACTTAGCAATGGCATCGGCAATGGTTTTGCAAGGGGCATCATGACCAACTTGCATAAGGAAAGCCCCGAAGTGCAAAAAGAAATTTTGGCAAAGGCAAGTCGCTGTATGCCACTTTTTAACAAGGGTGGCTATCAATATGCTTCGCCAGAAACAGATATGACTACAGTAGGAAGTAAGAGCAGACGAGGATGAATAACCCACAAAGTGCAAACGGTATAAGTGGCGTTCTGCTACCATCATTTTCTGGTGGTTTGTGGATATTCCGTGTTTATCATGAAGATGGTGAATTTACTGATTATGATATTTACCATAGCGATCTGACAATTACAATCAATGATGCAGATGCTTATTTTTATAAAACAAAAGACGGAGCATTGCTTGACCATTCTCCGCAAACTTTAGGTCGTGTAGGAAGTGGTAATGACTACTTGGATTTATGAAAGTCCAGATGGCGGGAAAACTGTGACTCGTCGTCCATTTGGAACCAACGATCCAAATGATAAAGAGATTCGTGTGCGTATCAATATGCTGCCACATAATGAACGTGAAGAAATTTGGACTACTAAAAATGCAGCAAATGATATTATAGAAAATGCTTTTATGGAAGCACTTATCCGTGAACAAAATCCAACTGTTATGGAAGCATGGGAACAATATCAAGTGTTACTAAATTTAGCAAGAGAACATCAAAAGGTATAATTATTATCATGCAAGAAATTTTTGAAAATATAGCCGCAAACATTCATACTAACAGCCAGATGATACCATTCATTGAGTATTGTCGTCGTGTTAAAACAATTACAATAGTTGGATTTGGTGATGGATTAAGCACACTTTGTGCATTAGCCGCAAAACCAGACCGCATTACAGTATATGACCATGCTCAAGTTGACATCAGTGATTATCAGGATTTAGCTAACGAATATGGTATTCAGTTTGTATTCATCAATCAGCAAATTTTAGATGTTGAAACTATCCAAGAAACCGATATGCTATTCATTGATAGTTTCCAAGAAGGCAATTATGTGTTTACAGTATGCACTCGCTTTGCACAATTTGTAAATCGTTATATCTGTGCAAACAACTCTTACAATTTTGCTCATATGCCTAACCCACAGGTTCAACTTGGTCAAGGCGCACAAGCAATTGGTATCGTATTTGGTCTTAATAGCTTCCTACAAAATAGTGATCCATGGCACATTGCTGAAAACATGTATTGGGCACCAGGTTTAACTATTCTATATCGCAAAAAGGATTTGCTTGATGCTGGACACTAATGTTTTAGATTTGTTAAAAGGTTTAGATGCAGTTTTAGTAAGCAGAGACCCAACTGTAATTGATGCGTTTACACAAGCACTTGTGCTAAGCAAGATTGCAGAACCAAATGGTTTGCATGGTCCGTTGCAAAAAATGTATTATGAATTGTGTTCAATTCGCCGTGAATTATACCAGTTAAAATGGGATATGGAAGCACGGCAACAAATAAACGTGGATGGTGCTAAATGGGTTAGTCCATATCCTTCTTATACTACTACAACTGCTGATCTATCGGGTTATTGGCGTGAACCAAATATGTATTTTGGTGGTATTAAAGATACAACCGTAGAAGCAGCATCGCCATCTGATCCAGATGCTTTTATTCTAACCGACCCTGACACTGGCGATAGCATGAGTGTAAAATATAAGTAATCTATGGCAAAAGAAGAACTAATTACATTTGAAGGTAAAGTTGTGGAAGTTTTACCAAATGGTGTATTCAGGGTAGAAATAAACGAGCACATTGTTCTTGCTTACACAAGTGGCAATATTCGTAAAAATAAGATTAAGATTATTCAAGATGATCGTGTAAGCGTTGAATTGAGTCCTTATGATTTAACTCGTGGTCGTATAACTTATCGTTTTAAATAAAAAAAAAAATATTAATTTTTTAATTTTTGAGAATACATTTTTTTCAAAGATTCTGATATTTTCATTTTAATTTCATCCGTCATTTTATATGTTGATTTTCCTTTTCTTACAGCAGACATCCTCTGTTTTGTTTCTTGCGATAATTTTTTTCCAAGTTTAGAATTTTTTATTTTTTCTATGGTTTCTTGTGTTCTTGGTCCTCTCTTTTTTCCTTTAAAGTGTGACGGTCTTCCTTTGAGAGTGTTTGAAGTTTTATTTTTTGTTTCTTGACTTCTCTTATTTCCATTTGAACCTTCTCCTCCATCCGTGCGATTTAATAATATTCCAGTATTATTATCTTTACGACCATACCAAGCAATCATTCGGCGTTCTATTGCCAATGCACCGATTTCAGTTAAATTGTGTTCAAGTATAATAATTTTAGATTGATCTTTTGGTTTTGTTATATTATAATGCTTCGTATAGGCTCTTAGTTGATGCCCCTTACCAATATAATATGGAGTTAAATCACTTGCTCTTATATAAGCATATACATAATATCCACTTGGTGGATTTTGTTTGGTAAATACCATTGCTGTTGCCCTCCCAGGCGATAGAGTAGATAGGACTGCGAATCCGTGATCTACACTATTATTTATATATTTTTTACATAGGTTTAAATAAAATGCAAGCAGTAACACTTACAGAAGCAGCAAGAACACATATTCGTCGCACTCTTATTGATATTGATAAACCATATCTTGTATTTGGATTACAAGGTGGCGGTTGTGCTGGTTTTGAATATTTTTGGCAACCAGCAGATGATGAACTTTATTCTGAAAAAGGTTCACCAGATATTGATGAAATGATTAGCGTGGGTGAAGGTAAAAGTCTTATTGTAGATGGAACTTCACTTGTTTACCTAATTGGCAGTGAAATAGATTATAAAAATGATTTTATTAGCAGCCAACTTGTGGTCAACAACCCAATAGCAAAGTCTAGTTGCGGTTGCGGAACATCAATTAGTGTGTAAAAATTACTCCTGCTAAATATTGTGCAGGAGTTTTTTTATGGCACAAGAGGTTATTAATGTTGGTGCATTTCCCAATGATGGCACTGGCGACCCGCTAAGAACAGCATTATTAAAAACAAATAACAATTTTAGTCGCTTGTTCAGCACAGTTGGTAGCGTTGATACGTATACCACAAATACTCCTGGCGCAAATTTAGTATTACAGCCCACTTTTAATGCAAACGTATTGATTGGCGTTGGTAGTGCACTTGTAGCCAATGCTACTTGGTTCACTGGTATGACTGCCAATAATGCTACATTTTATGGTCAAATTACTACCAATGGTGTTTATCCAATCATTGGTAACTTGAGCGGAACTGCAAGCACTGCTACAGTTGCAACTACAGCACTTTATGCCGCTACTGCTGGAACTGCTATTAATGCACAGAATTTCACAGGTAACAACCTACCAAATGTTAATACTATTGGTAATTTGATTGCCGCAAACATTGCTATCGCAAACATTGGAACTCTTTATAGCAATAGTAACATTTATGCAAGCGGTAACCTAACTACAAGTGGATATGTTACTGGTAATGGTTATTATTTGAGTGGTCTAAATGGCATTACACCAAGTGCATATGGCAACACCAATGTTGCTGCTTACCTTACAACTTACAATGGTAAAGTCGTAGCAAGTAATGTTTATGGTTATCTTAATGGTGCCGTAGGTGCTAATGGTGCAAATAGCGGTTCATTCACAACTATTGTAACCACAGGTAATACAACAGTCGGTGGCAATCTTTATATTGGTAGTGCTTTATTATATACACCTGCTTATGCTAACCTACAATATGGTGGAAATGATAACAGCTTCTTCCAGTTTGTAGCACAAAACGCAAACAATGGCAGTCAAGCAACAACTGATTATGTTGCTGTAGCAAATAATGGTAGCGATACCGACACATTTATTGATTTTGGTATTACAAGCAGCGGATACAATCAGGCTGCATATAATCTAACCAGTGCCAATGATGGTTATCTTTATGTTCAAGGCAACACTACAACTGGTGGTGGTAATCTTGTTCTTTCAACCTATACACTGAATGATATTGTATTCTCACTTGCTGGTGGTGCAACTGCCAATGAAATTGGTCGTTTCCGTGCTAACACAAATAGCTTTGTAGTAAGCAGCACAACTGCTGCAACAAATCAAACAACTGGTGCAGTAATTGTTAAGGGTGGTATGGGCGTTGCTGGCAATGTTTATGCAACATACTTTGTTGGCAATGGTGCCGCACTAACTGGTCTTTACAGCAATACACAAGCTGCAAGTTATCTGCTTGGAAATATTTCTTACGGTAACATTTCTGTAAATGGGGTGGCAGCAAGTGGAAATGTAAGCGCACTATATTATATTGGTAATGGTGCTGCACTAACTGGTTTATACAGTAATGTTCAAGCAAGTGCTTATCTTGGCACATACCTACCCACATATAGCGGTAATTTAACTGCTGGCAATCTTGTTGCAACTGGCAATGTTGGTGGCACATACTTTATCGGCAATGGTAGCCTATTGACTGGTATGTACGGCAATACACAAGTTGCATCTTATCTGCCAAGTTATAGTGGTAATATAAATGCAGGAAATGTTAATATAACTGGCAATGTTAGCGCAACATACTTTGTTGGTAGCGCACAATATCTAACTGGACTTTACAGCAATGCAAGTGTTGCAAATTATCTGCCAACTTATTATACAAATGCAAACATTGCAGCTAATGGCGTTAGTAGCACAAGCTATGTGTTAGGTTATATTACTATTAACGGCTATGGATTTGCAAATCTTGCCAACACAACAAGCAATACAACAACACTTTATGGCAACGTGTCAACGCTGATTCTTGATAATACTGCTGGCGCAACAGTTGCTGTAGCAAACATTTATCTACCAGCAAATGCAAACTTAAGTGATGGAACAAGAATTACAATTGGTAGCAATATTACTGTAAGTAGCTTGCGCATTATTGCAAATGATAGTTCTGTAAGCGGTAATATATCAAGCATAACACCTACAACACCTGCAAGTTGGCATTATGTAAAATATGCTCCTTACAATGGTAATCCTGTGCCACAACAATTGCCTGGCGGACCTCGTTGGATACGCATTGGTTAATCCATAAATATCCTTGTGGAGCAGTTACGGTATGTCAGTTTATAATGGTTTAGCCACTAATTTTCAACTTGATCGTTTGATTAATGTTAGTGATAGCTGGACATTTTTAACTGGCGTTCCTATTAACAACACCATTGCAAATACTGTAAATTTTACTGCTACGGGTATTCCTTATCATGGCTATGGCAGCATTTACCAACATATAACACCATTAGCGCAATATTATAATCGCAGTTGGGTTGATAATAGTGGTCAAAATTTAACTGCTAACCCCCAAACAACTGGTCAGCAATTGATTGGGTTTTGGCTTAATGGTATTGCAATTTATCCAGCAGCCATTGATGCACTGCCACCGTTTGGATTTACAACGCCTGCTGGTTTTCACTTTGACCAAACATATGCAAATGGTATTCGTCAAGGACAAATTGACAATGGCGAACACTGGTATCTGCAGGATTATGCTGGCGGTCGTGCAACCAGTGATGGTCGTTACTTTTACAATGATTATAGCTTTGCGCCAATTTGGACCAGTGGTCAAGGTGGTCGTCCTTATAGCAGCACAGTTCATGGTTTGCCAGAAATTGAAGTAATTTCTTATCTTAATGGTGGATTATTCCATAGTGATGGTCATAGTAAAATTCTTGGTTTTAGTTTAGATGGTTTTCCAATTTATGGTCCAAGCGGCTATGTAAATCCACTTGACAATACCAGTGGTGTTAAAAATATGGCAACTGGATATTCTCTCAAACCAAGTAGCTATCGTGCTGCAACAACTGCTTATGATTTAACAACATATCCAATGGGTATGTTTATTGAAGATTACCAATTCACTGGTGGCGGAGATTTAGACACTCACAACGGTCGTTACTGCGTTACACCAGATTATCCAAATGGAACTTATGCATATTTCTGCACTGTTGATAATAGCGGTTCACCTGTTTATCCATATGTTATAGGCAATACGCTATTCCAACAAATAGATGTTATAACACAGGAATCTTCTCAAGGTTATGCATCGGATTATCCGCAATGGATTACTCCAAGTGGAAATTTAGGTAAAATTCAAGCATTACAATTTTTCCAATTAGGATTACAAGCAGTTGACCCAACTGGCAATCCAGATGGTTCCGATGTTAATTACAGACTTATTGCTGGTAAATTGCCTGCTGGTTTGCAAGTTGATAGCAGCGGTCAAGTTAAAGGAAATCCAAAAGATACCTATAGTATTGATGGTGTTCCAGAAAGCGTTACACAAGACCGCACCAGCACATTTACTGTTCGTGCTATTGGTGCAAGTGGTAAAATTACCGACCGCAGTTTTACAATCACTGTTACAGGAAACTATCCACCACAACTATTAACAAGTAATTATACCACTTTAGGCGAATTTATTGATGGCAGTGTCATTAGTATTCAATTAAGTGCTATTGATTTGAATAATGATTCACTAACATTTTCATTATTAAACGGTCAACTGCCTAATGGTGTTACTCTTAGTAGTAATGGTTTAATAAGTGGACCGCTTATTCCAACATATATTCCACCAAGTGGTTGGGATATTGATTCTGTGCCATGGGATAGTTCTCCGTGGGACCAAAGCAATATTAATCTTCCTACTGGTCAATCATATGATAATATTGGTAAGATAACATATTACTTCACTGTTGAAGTAACCGATGGAAAGAGTTTTGATACTAAAGATTACAGTATTGTCGTTATTAACCACGATAGTATTACCGCCGATAACTCTCTTGTAACTGATGATGATACAAATGTAAGCAGTGATACTTCAAACTATCGTTTGCCACTATTGTTAACAACAAGTTTGGGCGATTATGCTACATTTATTAGTGGAAATTATTTTGCTTTCAAATTTGAAGGCATTGATTACGATAATATATCAGTTGGATATAGTATTGTTGGTGTTGCTGGCACTGGATGGGATGCTGATGGAGTTCCGTGGGATGAAAGTCCATGGGATCAAAGTAACTTTAGTTTACCGCCAGGTTTAAGTTTAGATAGCAACACAGGTTGGTTAACTGGATTTGTTCCACCACAATCATATGTAAGTCAAACTTATACTTTTGGTGTTCAAGCCTATAGCACTATTGATAGCACAGTAGTAAGTCCTTATCAAGTATTTTCAATCACAATATTGGGCGCAATCAGTCTTGGTGTAAATTGGATTACTCCCCCACTATTAGGTTCTTTCAATGCTGGTGAAGTTAGTCAGCTTACAGTTGAAGCAGTTGCAACAAGTGGTCGCAAACTTTACTACTCACTTGCAAGTGGTAGCAAAATACCACAAGGGTTGACGCTATTAAGTGATGGTTCAATCAGTGGTCGCGTTAGTTTCCAACAATTTGATTTAGATGAAGGCACAACAACTTTTGACGTGCAGAATAGCTTAAATGGTGTGACGTTGGCACCAACTACAATTGACAGAACTTATCAATTAATTGTAGATGCAGCAGATTATAGTCAAACTATTAGTGGACAACAAACATTTACACTTACTGTTAATAACGTAACATATACTCCATATGACAATCTATATTTGGTTTGCTTACCAAGTGTTGAAAAACGAACTATTCTTGATGCTATTTTAACAGACACTGATTATTTTGATTACAATGATATCTATCGTCCAAATGATCCATATTGGGGAGTGCAAAATGATATTAAAATTCTTGTTGGATATGGATTAACGCCAAGTCAGGCGAGTGATTATATTGCAGCAATGCAGCGTTGGCATTATAATAAACGTTTTTACTTTGGTGACTATCATTATGCATCAGCTACAGACAGCAGCGGAAATGCTCTTTATGATGTAATATACGTTGACCTTATAGAAGATACAAAAACATATACTAAATCAGCAACTGGTATCTTAAATGGTAACACACCAAATAGTAGTTTTACTATTCCAAGTGGACAGACATTATATCCAAATGATTTAAATCTTATGATTAATGATATTACCGTTGCTATTGGTGAGACTGATAGTAATACGCTTCCACAGTGGTTAACAAGTGTTCAAGCAGATGGCAATATTTTAGGATATCATACTGTTGCAGTGTTGGCTTACTTAAAACCCGGCACAGGCGAACGAGTGCTTTTTAATTTAACGAATACACCAAAGCAAGATATTAAACTTGTTCCATTTACAGCAGATCGTTATATCTTTGATAATAACATGGATATAAACTTTGATTTAAGCACTGGCAAATATGTTACCAAATCTTATACTACATTTGATACTGGTTATGTTTTGAGTATTACACCAAGCGCAACCATTTCTTATGCAATTGACATACCATTTGATCAAGTAAACGGCCATACAATAAATCAAATAAATGCTATAGGCGGACTTGATGGTGATGAAAGTGGTGATTGGGATGGCGCAACCATTGTGTTTAGCACACAAGAAAATTATAATCCTACGCTATTTCCAAATGAATATAATCAGGGTTGGAATTTAAATGGAGCAATTGTTCCTGGCTATGCAGAAGTTCAAAATGGCAGTGCAACTGTTAATGAACGTGCGGGCGTTTGGACAGTTAGTATTGTAAACAGCACTGTATATCTAACATTTACACAACAAATTACAATCAATCAGGTTGTGCTGGTTCAAGAAGGCGCAAAAGCTGGCGAAACATGGCAATATACTGCTGCACATGTTGGAATTTCAAGTCAGACTGTTCCAAAATATGAACAAGTAAATATTCAAACTGTTACACTGAAATCACCAACTACTTTTGATAGTAATAAAACACAATTTATTAATAATGAGGACCAATATCAATTGCCATTTGCTAATGACAGTTATCTGAAATTTCCCCATACGACAATACTTGATTAATTTAAAGACTGAATTTATCTGGCAATAAATAACCTATAACAGCTAAATATTTTAGACATGGAAATCATAAATGAGTAACGTAAACCCAAATAATATCAATGGTGCATATCCAGTAGCGGGCGTTGATAACGACAGCCAAGGATTTCGTGATAACTTTACGAACATTAAAAACAATTTCACTTATACAGCAGCAGAACTTACTGACTTGCAGAATAAGGCAATTGTTAAAAGTGCGCTAACTGGAACTACTCTTAATAACAATATGGCTGGCACATTATTAAGTAGTGCACAAATCCAAGATTTCCGTGAAACAGAGTATGATAATGGTATTATTTCTACAAACGTGACACTTGACCATACTCGCGGTCACTATCAAAAAGTTCAAACAAACGGCACAATTACACTTGCATTTGCTAACTTCCCAGCAGCAGGCACAGTTGGACGTATTCGCCTAAAACTTAATGTTACTAATAGTGCACATACAGTTATTCTACCTGCAAGTGTAACAATTGCAACAGGCGCAACATATATTCAAGAATATAACCAACTTACAAATACTTTAAGCTTTAATGGCAGTGGTGTTGGTATATATTGGTTTGAATTTATAAGTGATGATGCTGGCAATACTGTTTATATCCAAGACTTAATTCGTCAGCGCAATAATACAGATTATGTTTATGCAAATATTTCAAACGGAACAGTTGCATCACCAACTTATGTTAATGTTGCAACACAACGCACATTCATTGATAATGCTGGTAATGCAATTGCAAACATCAATGTGTTATTGCCACAAAATCCAGTAGATGGCAGCGGTATCCAGATTGCAACACAGCCATCAATTGCTAACTTGTTCCTTATTGCTAACAGCACTGCTGGCACAACTATTAACGGTAATATTACAACACTATCCGCTAACAGTCATGCAGAGTGGACATATCTTGCTACACCTAATAAGTGGTTTAGAAGTTCGCTTTAATATTGACTAATTAACTCTTTGACGCTATATTAGTGTAGGAGTAAATTATGACAGACCTTAAACTGTATCAAGAATTTGTAAGTGCTGTAACAAGCGACCCAAGCAAGCATGAGTATGCTTTTAGCGAAAGATTTGACCAATTAAGCCAATATCAAGAAGATAAAACTAAGATTAATCCAGCATTACTTCTTACTGCTGGCATGGGTTTAAGTGCTGAAAGTGGTGAATTTAATGAAATCATTAAGAAGATGTTTTTTCAAGGCAAGCCACTTAATGCTGAAAATGTATTTCATATGAAGCGTGAACTTGGTGACATTATGTGGTATTGGGTAAATGCTTGCACTGCTCTTGGTCTTGATCCAAATGATGTAATTAATGAAAATGTAAAGAAATTAGAATCACGTTATCCAGGTGGAAAATTTGATGCTTGGCATAGTGAAAACCGTGTAAAAGGCGATTTATAATGTTTAATCCTATGATTGAAAACTTGTCTGAAAAATCACTTGATGATTTATTAAAAGTAACCAACGATTTGAATAAAAAAATGAGTTGGGCAGCGCGAATGGGACACAATCATATGATACCACAGATGCGCAGCGTCGTATACACATATCAAGAAGAAATCAATAAACGCTATGCAGCAGAAGCGGAAGCAGCTAAAGAAAATCCAATTTTCAAGGATAGTTTGGATATCGGATGAGTGATGTTAGTTGGCAAGCAGAATTTACCGCTATAAATTGCTATAAAGATGTTCTTGAGCCTTGTAGTTACTCAATTAGCATTGACTTTAATGACCATTCACAAGAGGAAGAAGACCCTTATACATGTTTTGGTCGTATTCGCAATTTAATCAAAGATTTATATCAAGATTCTATATTTGTATATGTTGGTAATCCACTACTTCCTACATTACATAAAAAACTAAGTTCACGTATTATTACGCTGCCTTATGCTCCAAGCAACTTTGTAATTGGTGTTGTTACATGGTATAAAATTTTAAGCATTACACAAGGTCGTGTTAGTCTTGAACATATTGCGGTTTCATGTGATAAAAGCGACGACATGACACTGCATGTTGATGAAGATATTGCAACAAACGATGAAGTAATGAATGATTTGGCTTTTAAGAATTGGGATAGACCAGCATGGTGGTTTAGAAACACACCAACTACGTGGGATATTCCAATTAAAAAAAATAAAGAAATCACTATGGACTATGACTATGCTGAATGGCCAGAATATTTGCAATGGGAAAAGAAACCTGTTACAATAGAAAAAAAGAAAGCAAAGAGCAATATCATTCCACTCAAGAAATGGAAACCAGAGGTTATCAAAGGTGATAAAAACTGACGAGTATGGTCGTAGCGTAATCAGTGATAGTGAATTGGCTGAATTACTTTATGTAAATCCACAGCTTTCTTTTGATGATATTGCTATTGTTGATCCAGAAAAATACAATTCTGCTATCAAAAGTTTGTATATTGATTATCACCCATTAAAAAAATTAGCAACACTTAATGGAACTGCACACGATTTTCATACCCAAAACCAACAAGAATGGTTTATGCCAGATGAATATAAAAACATGGATATTGCCAAGTGGGTGTTGGACCAGTGTGCAGACCAAAATGAATTGCAACGTGCTGGTCAAGAACTAATGGAATATGCTGAAAGAAACTTATTGCCACTATTACAATACTTAAAATATCTTGTTGACACGATGCGGCAGAATAATGTAGTATGGGGAGTAGGTCGTGGCAGTAGTGTAGCAAGTTTTGTGCTATACTTAATTGGTGTCCACAGAATACACAGTCTAAAACAAAATTTAGACTTCGGGGAATTTATGCGGTAAATACCGTAGGAGTAATAATAAATGCATCGGACTGCAAATGGTAAATTCTTAGATATGAACGCGCTAAGAATTAAAAGTGAAAGAACTATCGCTGTTGGTAACAGCAAACAAAATGCTCGTGGCGATATATTAGGACAAGGGGGTCAAATTGTGAAGACTCGTGACCAAATTATGAATGAATATTATAACGCTCAAAAAGGTTCGCCACTGAGTGATAATACTGTATATAATAATACAGATGAAGTCAATGCAGCAGCAGTTGCAGATATTTTTGCTGATCCTATGCCAAATGGTTTGGAAGATATTATTACTTCTCAACAAGATACAGTGTCAGTTGAACCGCTTACACCAGTATCACAAACAGGTGGCATTGCAGATGCAACCGCTCGCAGTGAAGAATTAGCAGAACGTTTAAGAAGCCAGAGACGCAGAATATGATAGAACTCAACAAAGCAAAAAGTAGCCTACATCACGTACACGAAGATTATCGTAAAATTACTCCAACCAAAAACAATGTTCTTGTAAAGGATATGGATTTTGGTGAACGCATGACACTTGGTGGCATTATCATTATTGATGATGACAAGAAAGGTCAAGGTATTCGTCCTCGTTGGGCACAAGTTGTTGCTGTTGGACGACTACAAGAAGATGTTAAGCCAGGTGAATATATTCTTGTTGCACATGGTCGTTGGACTCGTGGTCTTGATATGACAGATGAAAATGGTGAAACAACTACAGTTCGTCTCGTTGACCCTAAAGATATTCTATTATCCAGCGACGAGCCACCAAAGGAAGATTTGACCTTTGGCGATTATCTTTGACATTCCCCTAATATTATGTTAGTATAATAATATGATTACAAATTATCTTTGGACAGAAAAACACCGCCCACGCACGGTAAACGATTATGTTTGGCGTGATGAACAGCAAGAAACCCAAGTTCGTCAGTGGGTAAGTGAAAAGAATATTCCACATCTGCTATTCAGTGGCGGACCTGGAACAGGCAAAACCACGCTTGCTAAGGTTCTTATGAACGATCTTGGCATTGAAGATTATGATGTGATGCAAATCAATGCTTCCAGAGATAACGGCGTTGATTTTATTCGTGAACGCATTGAAGGATTTGTGTCTACGATGCCATTTGGTGAATTTAAGGTAGTGCTGTTGGATGAGGCAGATTATCTGTCGCCTAACGCACAAGCAGTGTTGCGTGGGCTGATGGAGACCTACAGCAGCACTGCTCGTTTTATTATGACATGCAATTATCCTAACAAGATTATTCCAGCGTTGCATAGTCGTTGTCAAGGTTTCCATATTGAAAAACTTGATAAAACAGAATTTACTGCACGAGCAGCTACAATTCTTGTTGAAGAAAATATACTCTTTGAACTGGATGTTTTAGATACCTATGTTAGCGCACAGTATCCAGATTTGCGCAAGTGTATCAATTCACTGCAGAGTGGCAGTAGTAATGGTGTTCTACAAACTATATCACAAGGTTCACAGAATAGCAGTGATTATAGATTGCAAGCAGTTGAATTGTTTAAGGCAAAGAAAATTCGTGAAGCACGTAAGCTAATTTGTAGTCAAGTTCGTCCCGATGAAATGGAAGAAGTATTTCGTTGGATGTATGATAATCTTGATTTATTTGCAAGTAGTGACGAAGCGCAAGACCGTGCTATTATTATCATCCGCAATGGATTAGTAAATCATAGCATGGTTGCTGATGCTGAAATCAATTTAAGTGCTACATTTTGTGAGTTGGCAGAACTAAATGAGTAAAGCCATGAGTCAAAAAGACCCAGAATCTTTTTTGCATTGGTTTTGGCAAAATCACAATCAAAAGCTTAGACGTCGAAAGTTTACAGATAGTGAAAAAGAATTACTGCGACCAATAGCCGAAGTCATGGCTATAATGGATGGTAACGCTTTCTTTGGAATGACTCGCAACGATCAAGGCGAAGATACTTGGTATGAGCAATATCTACCAGAAGCATGGGCAGTATACAATGCGCAAGGAAAAGACGGCGGCTGGATCAATGAAACAAGTTGGGCTAAAAACCTGCAACATGAAAACGTCGCCGTCAAAGATGCCTATGAACAATGGCGTTTGCTAAAATTACTCAGTCGTAAAATTATCTAATATCACCATATATTCGCAACACTTCTTCTACTGCTGGATGTCGTTCAATATCTTTTCCAGTAAATTCAATAGTTCCTACATGTTCACTATCGCGGAAACTATTGATTAGTTTGCTAAAATCTAACAAACCATTTTCACCTTCTGTTCTATCAGTTTGACGAACGTCACCTGTTACAATAATGCGACTACCTTCGCCAATGCGCGTTAGCAACATCTTCATTTGATTAGGTGTAGCATTTTGCATTTCATCGGCAATGATAAGTGCATTTTTAAATGTGCGACCACGCATAAAAGCAAGTGGGCAAATTTCAATAACACCGTTTTCAATCATAGAAAGAGTATCACGCGGTGTATAATATTCATGAAGAACATCAAATAGTGGTTTTGTCCATGGTTCCATCTTTTGAACTAAATCACCTGGTAAAAAGCCATGACGTTCACCTTCAACACCAACTGCTGGTCTTGTCATAACAATTTTATCAATTTCACGTTCTTTCAGAAATTTAATTGCTGCTTGCATAGCAAGTAGCGTTTTACCTGTGCCTGCTGGTCCGCTTGCAATAATAATACTCACAGCAGGGTCCATTAGCAGTGATAGGTAATTTTCTTGGTTTAAATTTCTTGGGATGATTTCTACAGTTCGTTTTTTCTGTGGAAGGAACTGTTCTATTTGTGTAACATTGTAATAATTTTTAGATTGTGATGCGTTGTTTGGGTTCATATGGTCTTTTAGTCTCTGTTTACGCTTCATGAATTATTATCTCTCCGTGCTGGTTGTAGCACAAAAGTATTTAAGATTGAGTATATGACATTATCATGTAATAGTTGTATGTGCCTTTTAGATATAAATATCATAGGATTGTCTCACAATGGATATTAAACAGAATTTAAAAACTATCAAGCAGATTTATATGAGCGATGCTTCTATAAGCATGCTTTGCGATTTTGAACGTGTGTTAGATAGTATGGACTTTTATACTTTTCCAAACTGGCGTATTGGTGAATTGGTTGAAGGTCCAATCGTTAGTCGTTATTGGGTAAAGTGCACTTTTATGTGGCCACTTGATCGTATGCCAGATCCAGCCGCTGCAAAGCGACTGCTTCCATATGGTGCGAAGATTGTTTATAAAAAAGATAAAGTTCAAATGCCAGTGAGTATCCGCAGTCCAGCAGATATTCGACCAGGCAGCCATAAAGGAAAGTTGGTTGATTTTCCAATTTGGTATGTAGAAATGTTGTTACCTAAAAAATTGCTTGGTGATATTAAGCAAGGCAGTGTGGATATTGCTGGTGAAGAAGTTGATTTAGCAGATTTACAAGCAAGCATTGAAAAAGGATTGACTGATCAATCATCTAAAGACAATGGTGCAGAAGAGCCAGAAACACAGGAACAAGAAAATGAACAAACAGCTTAACGAAGGTTTACAAGCTGAAGACCTAAAGTATTTGGTAGCTGATACTATTCACATTGATGAATATAACAGCAAAATGGGTGAACCAAGTGATGTTGTGACTTTAAGTTTTAAAGTTAAAGATTTAATGCCAGCGAATGATTTGGTAAGTTTTCTTGAAAATGGTTATGATTTTGTTTTAGATGCTGATGTAAGCAGTGGTGAAATTCGTGATAATGAACGTGTAGTATTCGTGGAAGTTCAACGTAGACCAGGCATTTACAAATATGTAAGCGAAATGTTAGATGACCTAAATCACCTTACTGGTATTAAAAGAGATGATTGGAAATTTCGTTGGTATAAAAGCGACGATTATGTGCAGATGAATGAGGAAAACTTTGATAAGTTTGTACCATTGACTGCTGAAAATTATGACAAAAGCATAGAATCCTTTAACAGTGTAAAATCAAATACCCAAAAACTAAATAGCGACATAGAGGCAATCAAAAAACTAAGCGGGATCATCTAATGTTTGGATTTGCAATTTACAGAATATTCATTGTTGTAGCAGTCATAGGTGCGTTGGGTGGTTATTATTATTACACCCAAAACAAAATTGATGCGCTTAACCAACAAGTTGCCACAAAAGATTTTGCGCTAAAATCTGCAACTGCTACAATTGCCCAACAGCAAGCAGACATTGCAAAACAAGCAGAATTGTTAAACAAGGCAAATGCTGATTATCAGGCAGCACGTGACCAAGTTGCAGACTTACAAGATAAATTTAATAAAGATGGGCGTGATTTCAGCACCTTTGTTGCTGGCAACCCAGAAAAAGCTATTCAACATATCAACGATGCCAGTAAAAAAAGCTGGAGATGTATTGAAAATACAGTCAACAAGGAACAAAACGATGGGAATTGCTAAATTATCAGCAGTTGCTTTTTTAGGTTTAATGCTTGCAGCTTGCCAAACGGCACAACCAACCACCGCAGTAGTTACAGTAACTAAACCGCCTTTAATGATTCCAAGTGTTGATAACATTAAGATTCAGGATGTAGATTGGTATGTCATTAATAAAAATGCTAAAGCAGGTTCAGAGTCTAGCCCAGATGCAGTCTTTGGAAAAACCCATAGTGATAGCTTACTTGCAATTACACCAAAAGGCTATGAAAGCATGGCCACTAATCAAGAAAACTTGGTCAAAGTCATCCGTCAATACCAAGCACAAGTTAAAGCGTACAAAGACTATTATAGTCAGCAGCCTATTATCAACAAGGAAGATGCAAATGGCAGTAGTAATTGATGAAGAAGAACCAATTGGTCCTCGTCGTATATTAGATGATGAGCGTGATGGCGAAACCGTGCTACAACGCAAAGATAGAGCATCGGGCACTATTGCTCCTTTAGTACCAGCACCCACACCTGTAACTGCTCCTGTTGCCTCTCCTGTTGCCGTTCCTGTTGCACCTGTTGCTGCTCCTCAACCTACTCCTGTTGCACAACCTCCAGTTGCAGCCGCGCCAGTTGCCGCACCGCCTGTTACAGTTATTGATGTAAATGGCGGCAATAATGCTGGCAATGCTATTATGGCACAACAAACTGTGCAAATGCAAAGCATTCAAGCAACTGCGCAGGCACAAGCAAGTGTTGGTTTAGCACAAACTAATATTGATGATGAAGTTGTTAAAGAACAGTTAAAGAAAGAAGAAGAACATTGGGTAAAAGCTTATTGGCGTCCAGCAATGGGTTGGCTGTATATGCTTATATGCCTATGTGATTTTATCATATTCCCTGTTGTTGCAATGTTCTTGCCAGTAATTTATAAAGGATTTGGTTTACAAGCAAACTATGTTGCTTGGCAAAGCTTAACGCTAAGCAATGGCGGTCTTATCCATCTTGCATTTGGTGCAATTCTCGGTGTAAGTGCTTGGACTCGTGGTCAAGAAAAACTTGCAAAGATGAACTAATATGCTATAATTACTATTATGGCAACCCATTATGAAACATTGGGCGTGGCAGAAAATGCCACCCCAGAAGAATTAAAGTCTGCATTTAGACGACTTGCTAAGCAACACCATCCAGATGTGGGTGGCGATGTTGCAAAATTTCAACAGATAAATGAAGCATATAACACGCTAAGTGATTCAAACAGTCGTGCGCATTATGACCATACACTGCGTAATCCACAGCCACAATTTCACCAACAGCACCAAGCCTATCGCAATGCTGGCAATCCATTTGAATTTCATTTTAACTTTGGCGGTGGACCTGATCCAATGGCAGCGTTCCATGACCAATTTTTTAGCCAATTTGGATTTCATACTCGCCAACAACCACGAAACAGAAATTTGCGTATTCAAATAGATTTGCAATTTCTGGAAACACTTGACAAACTTAATAAAGTTATTGAATTTAAAACATCAAATAATACAGAACACTTGAATATAGAAATACCCGCTGGCATTGAAGATGGTTATGTATTCACCGTGCCTGGTCGTGGTGATGACGCCAATCCTGGTATTCCTCGTGGTAATTTAGAAGTTCAAATTCGTGTCCATCGTCATGAGCGTTTTATAAAAAATAATGAAAATATTATGGAAGATATTACAATTGATGCCTTCCAAGCAATGACAGGCTGCAATATTCCAGTGCAGCTTCCCAGTGGCAAAACCATAGAATTGCATATTCCAGCAGGCACACAACATCAAAGCCAGTTCGGTATAACGGACGAAGGGTTTCCCAGACAGAACGGCAGTCGTGGCAAGTATATTGCTCGAATTAGCATAAAAATACCTACAATTTTGACCACAGAACAGCTAAATTTAATTAGAAAAATTCAAGAATTGCGACCTATAAATACTTGACAAGTCTGGAATCTGTGTTATATTAGTATTATGACAAATTTTAACAGCAACGGCGACCTTGAAAAAGTAGTTAAGATAGCAAAGCAGTTTGCTATTGATAACAATCACCAATATTATACAGTGGAACATCTGCTTGTCAGTATGCTCCATGAACGTGGATTTAGTCGTCTTCTTACACAAATAGGCATTGATGTTGAAAGCCTTGTGCAAGATTTGGAAAATTATATTTTTGATAATATTCCACAAGGCAAAGATTCAGTAGAACCTAAAAAGACACAAACACTTGAGCGTGTCTTTAACCGTGCTTTTACACAAGTTATACTACTTGGTCGTCAAACTATCAATATTACTGATCTTTATCTTAGTATCAGTAAAGAAACACAAAGTCATGCTGCTTACTTCCTAAAGAAATATGGTGTTGAACCTGAAAAGGTAATGGAAGTATTTGCAAATGAGCGCAAGAAACACAGTGGCTTTAATACTGGCAGTGCGCTTGATGAATATTGTACTAATCTTAATGAATTAGTCGTTGATGGCAAGATTGATCCTGTTATTGGTCGTGCAACTGAAATTGCAGACATGACACAAATTCTTGCCCGTAAGAATAAATGCAATGTTATTCTTGTTGGTGATCCAGGCGTAGGTAAAACTGCAATTGCCGAAGGTCTTGCATATAACATTGTACATAATGAAGTTCCAAAGTTCTTGCGTGGTCACGATGTTTATAGCTTAAACATTGGTTCGCTGTTAGCAGGCACCAAGTATCGTGGTGATTTTGAAGAACGATTGCAAGAGATTATGAATGCAGCCACAGAGCGTGGTAATGTTATTCTGTTTATTGACGAAGCACATCAAATGAATGGTGCTGGCGCTGGTAGCCAAAGCAATGTTGATTTTGGCAACATGATTAAACCAGCATTGGCACGTGGCGATTTTAAAGTTATTGCTTCTACTACGTGGGAAGAGTACACCAAGCATTTTGAAAAAGACCGTGCGCTTATGCGCCGCTTTAACAAAGTAAATGTTGGCGAACCAAGTATTGAAGATTGTAAAACAATTATGCTTGGTATCAAAACAAATTATGAAGCATTTCATAATGTTAAAATTACAGATGCTGCTGTTATTGAAGCAGTTATGTTGAGTCATCGTTATCAAGCAGATAAGAAGCTGCCAGATAAAGCAATTGATCTAATTGACAGTGCTGCTGCACTTCGCCGCACACAATCACGTGGTTCACGCACTATTGACGTAAATCAAATCCGCCGTGAGTTGAGTCGTATTACTGGTATTCCAGAGTCACAGCTTGGTGCAGAGAATACACAGAAACTTATGCCAAATCTTGATAAAGACATTAAGGCAAAAGTTTATAACCAAGATGCCGCTGTTGATGCTGTTCTTGACCGTGTATGGGTAAGTCAAGCTGGCTTAAAGGCTGATAATAAACCCGTTGGTTCCTTCTTGTTCCTTGGACCAACTGGCACAGGTAAGACAGAACTTGCAAAGCAATTAAGTGAAAAACTTAGTATGAAGTTGTTGCGCTTTGATATGAGTGAATATCAAGAACGGCATAGTATTTCACGGTTGATTGGTGCGCCTCCTGGCTATGTTGGATATGAAGATGCTAACCTTGCTGGCGGATTGCTTATTAGTGAAGTTGCTAAAAACCCACATTGTATCATTCTGTTTGACGAGATTGAAAAAGCACATCCAGATGTTGCACAAGTGTTGTTGCAAGTTATGGATGAAGGTTTCATCACTGGCACCAATGGTAAACGTGCTGACTGTCGCCAATCACTACTGATTATGACCAGTAATCTTGGTGCCGCTGACAGTGAACGTCTTGTTATTGGTTTTGGTAATCAAGATCGTAGTGATGCGGTTGATGCTGCTGTTAAAGAGCATTTCCGTCCAGAGTTCCGCAATCGTGTAGATGCGATTGTTACATTCAACAAACTGGATAGCAAAACTATCCGTAAGATTGCTGAAAAGTTCATTGCCGAACTTCAAGCACAAATGTCAGGTAAAAACATCACACTTGATGTTACTGACGCTGCTTATGATTGGCTTGTCAAGAAGGGTTATAGTCCGCTTCTTGGTGCAAGACCAATGAGCCGCACAATTCATGAACATATTAAGACTCCGCTTGCAAAGAAAATACTGTTTGACAAATCACAGAACAGTGTTACAATTAAGGTAGACTTGCTTGATGACAAGTTAGAATTGGTGGCAGAAAATGACAGTAACAGAACAAACGCTGATTGAATATCAGGACAAGTTCAAAAACATAATTCCAGCTTGGCGTGTAAGCACCGAGGCCAAAACTTGGTATAAGCAAAAGTATAGATTCCGTTTGGAATTGGGTTGTAATGGTACTTGGCAACAAGTGCGCAGTTGGATGTGGTCTCATTCAAAGACTATTTTAGATAAAGTGCGTGACATTGATCCACATGCACGTGTGCGTCGAGAAGGTTATCTGCGTATTTTTACAAACAACACAGCATTGCTTGATGCGTTTCTTGACGACCCAGAAATGCGTGTTCATGTCTACGGTTTAACAACAAGTAACACGCAGTATATTGACGAGTTGAATAATCTTGATAATATTGCGGTTGATGTAAAACTTATCCCTGAAAAGAAATATGATCCAGAAATCCAATATCAGGTTGATTTTAATACCTATTGGGGTTGGGTAGGTGGTGGACAAGGTAGTAGCAAACAATCACAAAGACAACACTTGCTTGAATTACATAAATTTGTAACTGATAATAACGATGATTTATTCATGCCATATCATTTGAACAATTGGTGCGAGAGTTTTAATACAAGTTATTACTATGGTGCTGTTCGTGTATTTTGTAAAAGCAGTGATAATATTCCGCTTATGTATATGATGTTCCAAAATGGCATCCACAAGATTTATAAACATGTTAAAAAGGAAAATAAAAAATGAATAGCAATCTTGCAAAAGCACTTATTGATCGTGGTATTATAAATCGTAGAACACGAATACTTGCTAAATGTCCAGTTCAAGCATTTGGTGGTATGCCTACCGAAGAATTGATGTTTCTAAATGTTGACCGTGTTCATCATGAAGATGGCATTTATAAGTTCATTGCAAGTCACAGAAATGGTCGCAAATACAGCGTTCCCAATGATAAAATTATTGAAATTGATGGTATGGAGCCAGTTCGTCTTGGTCTGGCGTTTGATATTAAAGCTGATGGACTCAAGAAAGGTGCTGGCAAAAAGCGTGGACGTAAGCCACGAATAAATACATTGGAGAATATCAATGGCTAAAATCTACGAAGAAGTATTAGTTATCAAAGTAAGCAAACTTGTTGCTGATAAAAGTTCAAACAATTCCAGTATCATCCGCGATGATATTGTTGAAAGTATTGAAGCAGTTGTTCAGGAATTGGTTGGCGATAGCGTAATTGTTGAAATTGAAAAAGCGGAATAATAATGGGAACTATACCACAAGTTGTATTAAGTGAAATTGATCATGGTCAAGTATATCCACCATATGATGGTGTTAGCACTACTTGGAGCAGTAATCAATTTAAAGGCAACGGTTACTATGGTTATACCGATGGTTTGCACACTGTAAGTTATAAACTTACAAACTTTATTGGTATTATTAAATTTCAAGCAACGCTACTGCAAAATCCAACTGACAGTGATTGGTTTGATATACCTTCCACCACTGTTGGTGATGGTGTAAATGGATTTACTGGTAATTATTTCTTTAACTTTAGCGGTAATTTTGTATGGTGTCGCGCACACATTACTAATTTTACCAGTGGTCAAATCAATCAAGTTCTTTACAATACATAAAAATTCTGTCATAGTGTTCTAAGCAGATATATATTAATATCTGCAGTTAATGGAAAGATCAATGACAGAACAAATTAATCAACAACAACCACCTAATCAAGATACTTTTGGTTTGCCTCCAGAGGCATTAGATTTTCTACGTAAACAACATATTCATTTCTGTCTACCAATGTATGGTGGACTTTGTAATGAAGCAACCTTTATCGCAATGATCAAGTTTGGTATTATTGCTGGCAAGATGGGACTCAACTATAGTATTGATACAATGGTTAATGAATCACTTATTACTCGTGGTCGTAATAACCTTGTTGCAAAGTTCTTGTTTAATCAAGCTGCAACTCATCTAATGTTTATTGACGTTGATCTTGGATTTGATCCAGAAGCAATCATTCGTCTTCTTCTCGCTAATCAGGATGTCGTCGGTGGCGTATATCCAATGAAGCGTATTCCAATTCGTTATGTTATTAACACGGTTCCAAATCCAGTTACTATGGGCGATCTTGTTGAAGTTTCTACTTTGGGAACTGGTTTCATGATGGTAAAGCGTCATGTTATTGAACAGTTAATTTCACTGCACCCAGAACTAAAGTATCGTGATAATATTGGCATCGGTGCACAATATGAGCCACTTATGTATGGACTCTTTGATACTATGATTGATAAGGATGACAATTATCTTTCCGAAGATTGGACATTCTGTTATCTATGGCGCATGGCTGGTGGTAAGATTTTTGCTGATACTGGCATTAAACTTGACCATACTGGTTATCACAAATATGAAGGTAACGTTGAAGAACTTAAAAAAGTTCTAACAAATCAAGTTTCAAACGGTGGACCACATCATCTTGATCCACAACAGCCACAACCACAAGCTGCCCCACAGCCACAAGCTGTTCAACCAATTAAGCTAAATCTTAAAAAGAAGGCAAATAAATGAGTGAAAGCACCGAATCTGTAGAGTTTAAAGTAATATTAGATAGTGTTTGGCATAATGAACCGCCAAAATTTGAAGTATTGCTTAATGATGAACTTATAGAATACGGTGTTGTCGCTGAAAAAGAAGAAAATAATGAAGAAAAAGTAATTGCTTTTACACGCGATTTAGAAGAAGGCGAATACACTTTAAAAATTCGCCTTCTTGAAAAAAAACCAAAACACACTGTAGTTGATGAAAGCGGAAATATTCTTGCTGACCAATTATTAAACATTAAACAAATTGAAATTGATGAAATTGAACTTGATTACTTATTCTATGCTTTAAGCAAGTTTCACAAGCAAACAAAATCAGATTCAAAAAATCCACAATTTGATGAAACACCATTAACAGATAATTATGTAAATTTAGGTTGGAATGGCGAATGGCGTTTGACATTCTCTGTTCCTACCTATATTTGGTTTTTAGAAAATTTGTAATATAATTAAATTATAAATAATAGTGTAGGTCACGGGTTGCAGCCCTACCTACTCTATGTTTATAGGGAACACAGCAATGGTATTTACCAGCACTAATCCGCCAAGCGGATAT